TGGTACTTCGTAGGTGTGTCCGGTGAAGATGTGATGTTAGCCGTAGTGACCTCCTGCGGATCAGAGTCAGTATAGATATAAATCAATCGATCTCCCGGCACTTCCTGTTGATAGTTCAGGTAGAAGGCATTAGAAACGATGGAGTACCACGGATATCCATAAGCCGCGTATTCGTTGTTGTCATTGCGTTCGAATGGAAGTTCTACAAAGTTGGTGTCGTCATTGATCTGAATGTTAACGACCTTTATTTTTGTCACGTCAAATTCGGAAGGGAATGGATAGAAGTTCTCTCCCTGAACCGTTGTGAAGGCGTATGGTGGCGAATCTATTTCTAGTATGTCGAATAGTTCTAGTTGTTCTTCGTTGAACCACACGAGCTTTTGCGCGGTTGTAAATGTATTTCTGTATCTTAGGTCGATGTCATTTAAGATAGCTTGAGATGAAGCCACTCATAACACCCCCGATTGCTCTAAAAAGTATTTGATGTGCTTAATCTGAATTCCATAAACGAAGTATTCAGCGTCTTCGCTACCTCTCACAACTCCGACAACCTTCCCGTCAGAATTGATCATCGCGCCTCCGCTATTGCCGTGAGTGGCAAATACGTTAGCAACGATGTGTTGTTTCTCTTCTAGCTTTGCAATGATACCCGCATTAACTGCAAAGTCCACTTTAGCCGACCCGAGTACGAACACGTCTTGACCAAGTACGGCATAGTCGGCGATCTCCAATGGCTCCGCTGTGCAATCCGTCTTTATGAGCGCGAGATCAACACCTTTATTCCGGTATCCGGCCGTACCCGTGCAGACTTTATTGTCTGACATTCTAATTCGAATACCCGTTGAACCCTCACGGCTGACAACGTGATAATTAGTGATAATGGTGTTTTTGGCAACAAAAAAGCCACTCGCATATGAGAGTGGCAGTATTCCTTCGCCTAGCATTTCGATCATTACCGTCGCTTTCATCGCGCGATCTATTCCGCTAAGTCTATGTTGTTCCTCCGTCAATTCTCCGGCAGATGATTGATATGGAATTATGAAAAGTAAAATCAGGATAAGCGTCATTATTTTCTTCACTTCATACGCTCCTTATGGTGGTTCATTTTATTGGTATGATGATTTCTCATCTTTATTGTCTTGGGATTGTCGGTAAGTGAATGGAGTAAAGCCCTATGATAGTAAAACCATAGGGCGTGATAGTGTTTCATATGATTTCCTTTCTAGACCGTAGTCCCGGCAGCATCTTTCCAAACCGTTCCGTTGTACCATATCGGCTTACCTAGAGTTGTGTCGTAGTAAAAGTCTCCAGCTATTACGGTCGTAGGCCTCTGAGCGGTAGTGCCCATGCGATATCTAATTCTTGGTATTACCGTTGAGAGCGTGCCTAGATTGTTAAGCACCAGGGAATCTACAAAGTTATTGAACGCATTTACGATTCCATTTACTTCAATCCTGAAATACGATGTCGGTCTCCCCGTACCTAAGTCACCACCACCAATTCGATCCTTGTAAAACGCGTTGTTGTTGATGTTTGCTACCGCATTATCCCGTACTCGAATGATGGCTTGTCCGTTGTTATTCCAACCTATTCCGCTAAATGTATTGTTATCAATCTCAGCCTTTGATCCGTCAGCTACGTTTATGCCTTGAATAGACATATCGATTACGTAGTTGTTTTTGAATTCGAAGTACGTTCCTATTCCGGAAGAAGAAAGAGCAGCTAGCGCGCCTGATATCCGGTTATTGTTTATTAAGATGTTCTTCCCTGCAATGTCCATCCCGTTTGTCGTTAAAGGGTTTGTCTCATATCCGAAAGTATTGTTAAGTATTTGAATGTCCTGACAGTCGATAGAGGAATTTGCTTCTGTGACCACAAAGTTAACGTTCAACCTCGTGTCATAAATAACTGAATTACCGTCACACAGGATATCCTTGCATCCCGACAGGATAATCGCACCTTCCCTTATCCTGTTCCCTGAGAGGGTGCAATCATTCGTAAGGGTAAGCTTTATACCACGACCTACACCATCGCTGAATATGTTGTTACTGATCGTTAGTTTCGAAGTGTTTTTAGCGCCTATTTGACCTTCTAACGACTTGTTATCTTTGAAAGTATTTCCTTCAACGACGATTCTTTGTGTAGTTTGATTTAGAATCAATAGTCCGAATTGATCGTTGTTTTCAAAATGGTTTCCTATGATCTTTAAGTCTTCTGTAATCTTCTCTGCGGTGAATGGTTCGATGTCTATACCACATGCGGGAGCTGTTCCGCTAGTATTGTTGAACCGTGAATTAGTTATTGATCCCACTAACACAGATTCAATCGATGCTCCCTGCCTGCGGTTGTTATCGCAGGTTACATTATTCATTGTGATGTTTTTATTTTGCTTTTCGCGTATCGGAATTGAAGGGTCGTTTCTTACGTCTTTATCAACTTGCCAAACAATTCCATCACCCCAACAATCTTTACAGGTAACGCTTTCGATGGTGATGTTCTCGCAGGAAAATACGCCTATTGCATATCCGAACTCCCCGCCAACACCAAGATGTTCATATCGTTCACCTTGGATAATGCCCCCGGTTATACTGGAGTTCATTGCTCTAGAAAAGTAAATGATGTTGTAATTAGAATACTCTGTCGGTATTTGCCTTAAAATAGCTGATTCATCTAGTACAAGATGAATGTTGCTAGGAATTTTAATGCCTCCACCTTGTCCTTCGTAGGTTACTCCGCCCGTTGCACCTTGGATCATATAAATTCCAGCAGGAATTCTTACTTCCCCGCCACCCGCAGAACTTGCAGCGTCTACTGCTTTTTGAATCGCTGATGTATCGTTAGTTTTTCCATTACCCTTGGCTCCATAATCTTTAACGTTATAAACCAAACCGCCCCATGTTTTAACGTTTGTAAGATAATTTCCGATATCACTACTAATCATTGAACTTACTCTCGACATTGGAGAAGACATTTTATCACCCCTAGTAAATAGCTATTAACTTTGTGGCTGTGTTGTTCGTTGAATTAATCCTTATGACAGATAGATCATGGAATCCGACCGGGATATTTTCATATAAAACAACTTGACCATTAGCCATAACCGCCGATAAATTACCCGTTACTCCTACGTATACCTTGAGCGTATAAGGAGTTCCGTTAGGAAAGGATATGTTAACAGTATCGCTTGGCGTAATTACCGTTGCCCCTTGACCGCTACCATTGACTCTGATCATTTATTTACGACCTTCTTTCTTCCGCGCCTTTGTGCGGGTTGTAGTTGTGTTACGACTTTATTTACTGGTTGCTCAACCGCTTGCGCATTACGGTCGAACAATCTTTCTATGTTTTCATTGAGTTTCCGCATTTCATTAAGTAAATCGTTGTCGTATCGTTCTCTCGGTGTGATACCTGGGAAGTGATCCATGATAAACCTCCTTAAAGAAAAAGAGGAGCCGAAGCCCCTCACTTTTCATCCATCAATCCATTTTTAATCAATGTGTTACGCATAAGATTGTAATTCGTGATGGTTAGTTTCTGTCCATCAGTCATTTGATCGTTGGACTTCAATTGTCCGATATAGGGAATTTTATCTTTTGGAGAAGAGGCGCTAACTGGTGCACTAGCGCTCCACACATTCCATGAACTGTTCATTACACCACCTAACCTTTCAGGACTTTGATTTTCCAAGTTCCCGATGCGAGGTCAATCGTTCCGGCAGTAGGATTGAACAGTGAAATCTTGACCGTATTCGCAGCAGATACGAATCCTTGGGCTATGATCCCTTGTAGGTCGTAAGGAGCTGTAACGACAACGATATCACCTAAAGCTGCACCAGTAACGGTGATACCACTTGATAATGCTCCTGTGACAGTAGCGAGTGAAGCGGGATCGAATGTTGTTGTTCCGTTTAATACAGCCGTGAATAGGTCGTTATCACCTAACGCCAATCCCGTAAAACTTGTTGTTCCAGCGCTTGCCATTCTAACCCCTCCTTATAGACCAGTAGAGCCCACAACGCCCCTCCAGTTACGAACAACCGTGTTATCACGCAAGTAACCATCCCAAGATTGGGAACCGTTAGGATTCATGTATTTGCGTTTCAGGAACTCCGGTTTAACACGGTAGAAGTGAATCATCTTGTGTTGCTTGGATTGCAGGAACCACGCTGTTTTAGAAGCAATGAACGTGGAGTAGTTGAATTTCAGATCTGGCAGAACGTTTTTGTCGTTGTTCGCCGTACCGGAACGCTGCGAAGATTGGAAGATTGTCGCAACCGTGAACTGATTGTCCTTATGAGTTGTCAGGCTAGAAGCGTTCATTTTTACACGCTTGCCAGCTTCGTCATTGATCGAGTTAAAGAGGTTGAGCCCGGCTTTAACCGTGATGTCGGACAAAGCTCCAGTCGTCAAGTTGGTTTGCGTTCCTGCAAGACCAGTTTTCCGGTAAGGGTGAGATGCGGAAATCATTGGTTGTCCATCGTACTGATTAACCGTGAAAGCACCGTCCAATACGCTAACGGCATTCTGCTCAACCGTGTTGCGTCCTGCATGCCCGGCATCACGTGTCATGTCGATGACTTCGCCGTATTTTTGATCATCGATGTATTCTCGGGAAAGCACGATTTCAACGCCGTACGGATCGAACTCAGTTACGATCAAATCCGCGAGGTTAAATGTGTCTTGCTCGGCGTTTTGCATTTCAGCCTTTGGACGCCAGTTCACCGTACCCGCGAAGGATTGGTATGTTTCATTGTGTTGATTGGATGTTTCGTTCTTTAAAAACTCCGGCCACTCTTCCGGTTCCTCATCCCAAGCCTCGAAGAACGTTTCATCAATCTTGCGTGTCCATAGGTTATTAAACTGACCTGTCATTACTGGCATTTATAATTCCCCCTTAACCGATGTTTACAAGGTTGGCATCACCAATGATGAAATCAACCGTGTTTAGTGTGTTGTTAAATCCTTGCACGAAGCACATGCCGCCTGTTGTGTCGTCCGGCGCGATGGTCGTCTTGTTCAGAAGATCGTAAGCTGTGGTGTACTTGTCTGCCTCTGCAAACGTCTTCTTGGTTCCACCTTGCGACACTGCGGCACGCACGACAAAACCACGCACAAGAGCTACTGGGATAGTATCAGCGTCTGTCACCGTGGCACCAGTAGTGATTGCTTCTTGAGCGATACCGACGATCGTTGTAGATGCCGCGATAGCAGCCTCTCCTAACCGGCTTGTGGAATCGATCTGAACCAAGTCACCTACGCTGATTGTTTGGCTCACATCGATTTTGAGATGATAAATAATTGGCACATTGTCCGCATTCCTTGCAGAACGTACGATTTCCATTCATAATTCCTCCTTATTTGGATGCTTTGTTTCTTGCCCGCCATTCGTCGATATTGTTGACGGGTTCTTTCGTCATTAACTTCCTAGCTTCTGTTGCGCTGATACCCATTCTCTCGGCGTCCCTAACTACGTCAGAAGGTAAAGGCTTCTCTGTGGTAGTTGATACCTGGGTGTCGGTTATAACCGTTCTCGGAGTCTTCTGGCGCTTAACAGACTCGCGCATTTGAGCCTCTAACCTGATCTGTTCAGCTTTCTTGTGACCACCTAGCGCCCAATAAGCTTCTTCTACACTCAGTTGCCCCTTGGTCTGGTCAATCTTTGCGAGGATTTCCTTTTCCATAGTGGAAATTCCAGCATAGTCAGGGTTCGCGCTAAGTTTGTTGATGCTTGATTGGACGCGAAGCTCTTTTAATTCACGTTCTTGCTTTTGTTGATTGATGTACCATTGCGTGTCTTCGTCGCTCCAGTCATTAGCTTCCGCTAATCGTTGAGCCTCTTGAGCGAGTTGGTTGTCGCGGATACGCTTTTCAATAGCGTCTGGATCCCCGCCAAGCATTTCAATGACTTGTTTGTGACGTCCGTACTTTTGCTCGTATTCGGCTTCTAACTGTTCACGAAGCTTCTTTTCATCACGTTCGCGCCGTTTCTCGAAAGCCGTTTTCTCTTTCTCGTTAAGCGGTGGAAGATCGTCTTCCTCATCTTCTTCCTGCTCTTGCTGATCTTCCTGTTCCTCGTGCTCTTCTTCGTTCTCCACATCTTCTGATTCGGTAATAACTTCCTCCCGGTCATCGATAATGGTCGTTTCTGCATCTCGTAACGCGGCATCCGTTACAGTTCCGCCCGATTCTTTCAGTTGACGAAATTCATTTTGATCCATTGTTAACCCTCCTAATTTTGAGTAGCGGCATCCCACTCTAAAGCCCGTCCGTTCTATTCACGGTGTCACCCCTAGAGGGAAATAGAAAAGGCCACCCTACGACTAGGAATGGCCTGTGTTACTTGTAATATCCTTCTGCTAAGTGAATCTTAACCTTGTGCGTCTGTCCTTCCGGCGTCCAGTGGCCGCATGTAGGGCATTGTGCGCCTCCTTGGTGGTAGAAGGTGAATCCCTCGCACTTTCCGCATACAGGTTGATTCATGATCTCTCTGCGCATCTGAGGATTATGTCTCAACTGTGATCGTATATAGTCACCAATTAAGGGGTCACCTGATAGGAACTTCATCCAGTACTTTTGTTCGTCCTGCGTCATTACCGTCGTGCTTTTGTCGTATCTCACCTTAGACAGCATTCGGCATACCTCCCGGCATGACTGTTAATGGTGGTTGTCCTGGTATAGGAGGCTTACCCGGAGGCATTGGAGGCATTACGTCTGCATCTGCTCCCAATCTCATTCCTACATCGTTACGAAGGAAGTCGCGATACTCTTGCCATGTGACAACCGGCTTACCTTCAATGTTGAGTTTCGCATTTTCTTGCATCGTCTGATATTGGAACGTCTTATCATTAGGCAGTCCATCGCCAATGTTTAAACGTAAATCAAACTCAGCCTCGCGGGTCATGGGTACGGCTTGCATCTGAGGTTGTCCCATCTCATCCAACATGGGTTCCTCGCCGTCCATCATTGGTTGGATGTCGTCCAGTTGCTTAATGGAATCCTCACCTTTCATAGGCGATAGGTTTGGAACCATAACCGGAGCATTGGTTAATTGCGTTGGATCAAAGAACTTGTAATCCAACTCATTACCGTTAAGACGAATCCACATCGGTTCATCCCAATGCGTAATCATATCGTCGTAGAGAAGCTCCAGCACCTTAGACCAACCTTGCTTCCACATCCTCGCTTTGTGTACGACTTGCTTTTGTCCGGCTTGTTGCAGGGCTAGGATTGCGGACGCTGCTGTAATTCCTCCAGGCGCTTCGCCACGGTTAACGTCTGGCCTACCGCTGATGATATTCGCCTCTTCGAAAGCTTTCTCTCGACGTTGTGGGATATCCGGAGACACTGGCATACCCTGCACGGCCGTCCATGCCGTGTGGTCACGCATCGGAATTCTAAGTCCCGGCTTGTTCGTCCACTTCCGCATGTCGAAACCTTTACCCGCATTCTGACCTACCACGATTTGTGGGTTGCCCATGAGACGCGCCGTCATGCGTATCTGATCATCCAAGTCGTTTATAAGGTCTTGGGTAGGTATTAGAAGTTCAACGTCTCCCTGCCCCCATCCTGTGCCCCTCTGCGTGTAACAGGGAATGACCACGAATGGAAACTGATTGCGGCGCTGTAACTTCTCGCCTTTAAGCACCTTCCGGCTATCCTCAAGCACGATGTTGTTAGCCACATGAACGCAGTAGATGTCACCGTTAACGTCCTTCATGTAGCACTCGATAAGCAATGCCTTTTGTGAAGTATCTACCTCGACCTCGTCCGTCTTAAAGTTAGGCGTATCCAAGTCCGGATCGTATGGGCATGTCGTCTCCCTGACCACATACTTACCGAGTTTAGGAAACTTCTTTCGAATCCAACTAAGCGGTCTTGATACCGCATGGATAACAAACTCACATTCTTGTAAGAGGTGTGCTGCTGTCCATTTAGGATCCGGGAAAAAGTTAGCCGGACTGACGATCTCGAACGTCGGAAGACCCTTTCCTCCCAATGCCTCGCTATCGAAATATTCCTTGATGACCGTTGTCCCAAGCTCTAGCCGGTCATGCTCTGAGATATCAAGTTTCACAGGGAATTGATTGCGGTCGAGAACGAAGTCCATAGCGTGCTGCACGTCCTCCGCAAACATGTCATCTCCAGGCTCTCGTCCTTCTGCAACGGTTGAGAATGGTTTGTCCGTCAAGTCGCTTATCTGACCTTCTATGATTGGATGGATGATGTTCGTTATGCTACCGGGATGATCAGGAGACAGTGGTTCATTCTGTAGGTTGTGCTTATAGTCGTCATATCGCGACCATCGGTTCATTAAGTCCATTTGATCCTTGGCTTCGTATGATCCACGGAATAGCTTTTGAACCCTGTTACCCAGAGCTTGTTGTGCTTCTGTCTGTGGCGCTTCGTCATGGTCTATATTCTTTTCATCCATGATATCCGTAGGTTTATTGTCAACTTTCGGCACTTAATCACTCCTTCCTGCAATAAAAAAGCCGCCTATTGGCGACTGGTTGAGCTATTTAGTGGGTCGCTTGGATTCCATGACCTTGGACGCGGTACTCTCCCACCATTCAACTGTGACTCATACTGCATTTGTTCGATCTGACTATTCAGTCCAAGTATCTCGCGTTCAAGTCCTGCGATGTGTTCTATCGCCTCTTTGTACGAGTCCTCTAGGACGTTAGCGCGGTGCTGACGCTCTACTACATGCTTGGAGAGGTAAAACCCTGCATACAAGATTGCAAGGCTCAGAAGGACGCATATAAGGCTTATAAGTATGGTCATTCACTCACCCCCAATTGCTCAACCATCCGTCATCTTCCTTTCGTCTCTCGTCTTCAATCTCGCTTATATGCTTCACTCGTCCGTCTGCTTGGCGTATGAATCTCTCATTCGTTGTCTCAGTCGTTGTAGGAGCCAATATACTGAGTACCGGTATGGCGTATTGTTCCATGACCATTAGGATAATGGCTGTAGCCATGACCGTATCGTCATATGATCCTTGTTGAGCGTTCGTTGAGCCCTTCTCATCGATAACATAGCTCATGCACTCCTGTATAAGCCTCTTTGACTTGATGCCCAGTTTCTTTTCCCTAATAAGTCTCGCCATATTGTCGATAGCCAGTTTCTTTGTCTGCTCATTTGTCCACCATCCAAGCTCTTTCTTCGCTTTATCGTTTAGTTTGTCGTATGAGGTTCGATAGTACAGATTTGAATAGCTTTTCTTCATGGAATTAAGGACGCTTAAGCCGTGGTTGTTCTCTTCCACCGCAATCAACGCATCGTTATACCATGTTCCCAACATCGCCAATTGATCTGCAAATAAGTCAGGATCAATATGACCGTGCCACATGGCGTTCAGATCGTATTTGCTGTCCCACACTGGAGCTGCGGAGTAGTCACCTGTAATCAATCCTTTGGCAACGTCCCCGCCTATGAAGTTCTCTAACTTATCACTTGGCTTACCCCACACCTCAATGTAACCGTTAGGGTCGGGTATGAATTGCACCTTGCCACCTACACGTTCTAGGTACCCTCTCTGACCGTCCACACATTGCGCTAGGTATTCCCTGAGTACTGGAATGTCAAAGCGCGGTCTACCGGACGTTAGGAAAGCCTCTTCTGCTGTGCTTGGATACTCCTGGTGGAATGTCTCGATTGATCCTTGGCAATTGTTCTTTATGGTGCTTCTACGCCAGTTCAATTGCTCCAGCGTTAAATTAAAAAGGCCGACTAATTGTCTCTCCTCATCGTCTAGCGATTGAGCAAGAGCAATTTTGTCAGACTCATTGTAAAACGGGTTGCTGTATTCTTTATGTGTGAACCATGGCAGGAATATGGGAATGAAATCATTCTCTCCTGACTCGGCTTGATTCCATAATTCATGAAACGCGTCACCTGCGCCGTTGGCCGTACTCTCAACGATTACGATCGCGTTGTTCTTCGGCACGGATTGCATAAGGGACTTCATCGTCTCTTTCGGTTTGCTCCACTTCGATAACTCCGATATGTGGACGTAGTTCATTGTCTTACCAGAACCGGCGAAAAGGTTGTTCGCTGTATCGATAAGGAACTTTGATTGTAGTCCCGGATTCTTCTCAAACTCAGACTGAACGTTTGTGGGATTCTCTAGTATCAATCCCTTGCCACGACTGTTGCGTTTCATTGGCTTTATCTCAGAAGGTAGATGCTGATAGAAACGATCTGACATCTCATTAATGGTCTGCGCCGAGTCCTCATCGTACGATATGACCATTGCCGTCTTCTGATATGGTGTGTCTCCCGGCATTCCAATCGTTATGGCCTTGAAGAACACTCCCTCTGTTGCTGTACTCATCCCCTGCTGCCTAGCCTTTAGAATGACAATGTAAAGCGTTGGGCGCGTCTTGGGATCCGGGTACTTCGAGTAATGATCCTCGATGATCTTGAGCAATTTATCTTGTGAATCGTTAGTCTCGAATGTGATGATCTCCGCGTTCTTATTCTTAATTTTCAAGGCTCTGCGGAAGTATAGTTGATTATCGTGTTGTAACTGTAGGAGTGGATGCATTATGACGCACCGCCTAATAGCTTCTTAAGCTGCTCCTCGTAACTCAATCCAATATCAGCAGTCTTGCCACCTGTCATAAGTGCGTGCTTGTCGTACATCGTACCGTAATAGGTGCTAACGTGATTCAACGGTATGTCTCGTTTGTTATCCAGCGCTTCTTGAACTAAGCGATCTCCAAGTGAAGCCGCCTTCATCATGCTGCTCCAAATAACATTAATCATTTCTGTTTTTTTATCTTCTCGTAGTTTCTCAAACTTAACTTCTTCTTCTGGCGAGTCTCTCATTTCCTTGTGTATCTTATCTACGGTTGCCCACGATACATTTAGATTCTTCGCTATTTCATTTTTGTTGTCGCTAATGACAAGGTGAGTGCGTATCTGCTCTTTCAACTCGTCGGTTAGCTTCTGCCCTTGCTTAGCCATCTCTTCACCCCTATTCATCATAATTTGCACTATTCTACATCAATCAAAGTATAAAGTGCTTATTTCGAGCATTTTGTTTGTACTATGTTACTTATCGGAGATTAAATATGCTCGAATCTGACTGTGTTCTCCCCTCGCAAGCGCCTGAGCAGTTACAAGGATGTGCGCACCTTGTTGTGCCTCCGCTAGTTACCTTAGGTTGTAACCTCATCCACCCAGTATCGAGTGTATCTTGCTTTACGGGCTTTCTCGCGGCTTGTTCTACCTGCATACGTTGATAATCCATGATCTCTTGAGGTGTTCCCTCTACGCTTATACCGTTTATTGTGGCTCTCATCTTCTTCCCTCCTCAATGTAAATGCCTAAACACCGCGCAACTCATAACATCCATCGCACATATCTGTTCTGGTCGTAAATTGGTGCTGTGTACGGTTAATACGCCTATCTCTGTGTATTGTCTGTAGGCTCCGTTACGCTCTTCTTCGTCTTCATAGCCTATTAAGTTTGTTAGTCCGTCTATCGAATACGATATTAAATACTTCGATTTCATAAGACCTCCATCATGAAGCATATTCTTTAGAAAATGGCATGTAGAGTCTCCTAGCTTCTATTGCGGCTAACTCTGCTTCTTGTAGTTCTTTAAAGTGACCTATAAGCTTCTTTTTCCCATTCAATATCATTCTGACCGCCCACATACTTCTTCGTTCTATCCAATGCACTCCGCGAATACCTGATTTGCTATTCTTGCCTACACCATTTCTGTTCTGCTGATTTTCTGAAATAGTGCAAACTCTCAAATTTTCATCGGTGTTGTTTAAGGTGTCGTGATTGATGTGATCCACGACCATACCTTCCGGCGCATTAGTTATAAAGCGGTGTAACTTTACACTTTTCCGTTTATTTTTCGAATCAACGTAAGACCCCTGACAGTACGAATAACTTAAACCTGGATATCTGTTCAAGTGCCAACTCCCAGGATAAGATTTCATCATTTCTAGTTTGCTAGTAGAAATCAATACCTCGTCATCGCCAAACTTTTGACTCTTGATGAATATTGCAGTTACATCTCCGCGAATTTCATAATCGTTTTTCATGTTCGCGACCTCCTGAATTTATCTTTATAAAACAAAAATAGCCGCACTAGGCGACTAAAGGAGAAGAGTATAGGTTGGAAATGTAATTGTTGCCGCCCCCACGTAGTCTGTATCCGTGAGAGCGGCGTGAGATTGTACGCAGCCCGCGCATGATCTCATAATGTGAGGAAATTGTGTGAATGATGGGAAAGGGGGTCGCCTTTATTGCCATCATTCAGCGTCAATTCCCTATGATAGAATTTTAACACGTGTTGTGGGTACTTTGTGGGCAAAAATGGGACATTTACGCGCCCTCTAGTTGCTCTTTGAATATCCAATCAGGATCGAATCGATGTGGGAAAGGTGTTATCTCCGTCTCCCGTTCAATGGGTTGAAGCGCTATGCTCAGTTGTTTTAACGCCTCTTTGTGCCGCCGCTGTACGGTCTTCCTGTCACAATGTAGCACGTCCGCGATCTGTCCGAGTGTCAATGGGTTACGCTCCAGGTATCGGCGGTTAATGACTGTACGCTGTTCATCCGTTAGTACATCGTCAACAGCCCCGTTAACCGTGTTCACAATGCGACTGTACCTAGTAGCGTCCCACCTATTAGGACTCCGTTGTCTCTCTCCGTAGAGCGTAGGAGCTCCGTCTAAGTATCCTTCTGTTTCTCCTACCTTTGCCGCATAACGGTATGATCGGAAGTTTGTTAGGATCTCTGAAACGTCTTCGTTATTCATTTGGATTCACTCCTCTCCGCTAATGTCTGTCTCGTTAATTGAATTACTTTGTATGCCGCCGTAAACACGTTGATATAACACCCACCGCATAAATCGAAATGTTCTGCGCGCCCTGAGGTTGGAAGACCGTGCTTATCAACGTATCCGGCTAATCTTCCCTCTGCAAATTCCACGATATGAATAAGAGGATCAAACGAGTGCGCTCTTTCCTCAATTTCATATCCGCATGCGTCGCAGAACGTCTTTTTCATCCTTATCCCCCTTATAGGCGAGTTTCCCCGCCCATATAACTCTATACGGCCTTCACTTTGTTGGGATTATTCGGTCGTGACGATGGCGCTACGCGCTTACTGCCTCATACGTGGCTTCGAAGATGTCCGGCTTGCAAGGGTAACATTCGCCTTTAATCCCTCGTATAATCCAATCCCCTGCTTCTGCCCGCATGACACCTTCTAGCGTGGATATTAGAATAACTCCGCCGTGATCTCTGCCGACATCCACATTGTCCAACCACTCAGGACATCCGTTATCGTCTGAGTTCTGCCACGCTTCGACCTCTACAGGCTTCTTGCGGTACTTAGCCATTAAGCCGCCGCCCCTTGATTGATTTCACCGAATCCAACATGATATTTAAGCTTCTCAACATCTTTTTTCAGAGCTTCGAATTCTTCCCTTGTAACAACCCCACCTGCAACATCCTGTCCATCTTGTCCCGTAGTGGAGTATTCATCCACGATGTGTCCTGAGTCCACATTCTGTAGGTCGGGAATCGGTACTCCGGATTCTGGACGAAATTCCTCTACCGCCTCAACGGATTCTGAATCCGGTACGAGTGATGCATCATCTTGCTTGGCTTGATCAATCTCGTTGCGGATCTGCATTGCATCTTCGTAGCTCACTACGCGATATTTGCCAATGTAGTTCGGGTGAAACTCGATAGTTTCGTTGGTGTCTACCAGTACCGCCGTGGACTTCGTGCCGCTTACTTCAACCACGTTGTAAATGGCCGGACGGGAAGCTTTCAGACGTTCCATCGCTTGTGCTAATGCGCCGTTATCGAGGTTAGTCGTCGTAGTCGGCTTGCTTACTTGGTTGCGCAGCTCTTCAACCTGAGCTTTAAGTGATGCGTTCTCGCCGGACAGCAAAGTGTTATCTGCTAGAAGTTCATTCCGATCGCTCGTCGCCGCTAACCACTTGGATTCAAAGTCATCGCGCTCTAATCCGGTTTGATGGAGGTTTTCTCGTAACGATTGCTCGACTTGATCACGTTGCGCCAGTTCAGCGTTAAAGCTTGATTGAATCGCCTTCACTTCGGCTTGGTTAGTATCCTCGATCTCTTGGAGTTTGAGTTGGTATGCAATAGCCAACGCCTGATAGGATTCTTCCTTGTCGGTCACTTCCCGGAAATTAACCGTCATGCCCTGAACGGAAATTCCAAACGATGAATCAGGATCCTGTGCGTTCGCTATGATCCCTTGCGTTTTTGTCAGTAGCTGTTCTTCCTCCATCACCAACTGCAATAACTCGGCCTCGCGTGTCTCCTTCGCTTTGTAACGCTCGTCCTCTTTGCCAACGCCTGATTGCGTAAGCTGATCCATTTCGTTTTTTACGTCCTGTAATTCAGCCTCATACATCAATAATTTGCTCATTCTGCACGCTCCCAAGGGTTATTATTTCAACATTCCGAATATTCAAATTTCTATTGATATTATACCACATATTGTGATATTTTAAAAGGTTATTCGCTATATATTGCGTTTTTATGCCGCGCCATCGGGCGGTTTCCAAGGCTTGAAATCACTCGGCTGCGGACGTTTTGTCTTCGGCTTCATCGGGACTACTTTCCCTACTGGTGGTATCTTCATCCTTACTCACCTCCTCGTATATGTTGCCTATGACCTCTCCTTTTCCTACATGGAACCTTAGAATTTCATTGAAAAACTCAACATCTGGCTTGTCCCAAACAATTTCAAACCTATCTTCGTTGTATTCAATCGTGCCCACTGCTTTCCCGTGTTTGAATCTGTCTTTTTCCCAAATCTCCTTACCGTTCTTATCTTTTAGTCCGGTGTATTGCATTAGAACGTAATTATCTAAATCGTTCCAGTCATGCGAAGCCAGTTGTCCAAGTGTGCTATCATCTACCAAGTCGAACTGTTCTCCTAGATCAGAAATAGCAAGCCCTCTTACGTCTACCATTTCTTCACGAAACTTACTCCACGCTCTAAACTTAATCTCCCTACTCATGGTAACCCTCCTAATAGTGTTGTAACGCTCTGTACGCCCTTCTGAGCCTCTTTAGCCTAGTGATTGGAACATTCTACTAGAGAGGCACAAATTACGCTCAAACAGCTTGATTTTTAACCTTGTCCAATTCCTGATCGATTGCCTCGATTCGTTCGATGATTCGATCTCTGCCCGGCGAGTTTACGTTGATCAGTTTCAATCGCTCGGTTAACCGTGTTCTTTCGTCGATTAGGCTCTCTTTGTCGCTCATGCACTCAACTCCCTTATCATGTTCGTATCGATGTACTGATCTACCCAGTACACAAAGTCCAACATCACTCCGTTACCCTGTTCGATCTCTTCTCCCCAATCGATGAACCATTGATAAGGAATACTCTTTCTTTCTCCGTCCTTCGAGTTATCCCAAGCGGTTATAAGTTGTTTGAAGGGTAGGAAGTAAACTTTCTTGTGTGTTTCAAACTCGATGATTGCAAACTTGATTCCTTTCCAGTTCCGCATAAACTCAATTTGATGATCCTCGAAGTTCGATAAAGGGAATGATGTTTTATTCTCTGTTTTCTTAGCTTCAAAGCAGATCGCTTGTCCTTTGTATTCACCCATGAAATCGACCGTGCTTTGACCGGATGGAAAAGCGTTAACGATTCTCGGCCCTTTGCGAATAACTGTCCATGGCGTTGATACTTTCTTAATGTTGGCTATTCCCTTTGATTCGTATTGTTCACACGCTGTTATGATAAGTTTTTCTAAACCCATTCCCTTGTTGGCTTGGTTCCCTTTTCTCGGCTTCTTCGGCTTTGGTGTATTGGTTATCTTTGCAAATTCCTCTTCGGTAACTTTCATCCCGCCTCAACACTCCTTCGCGCCTCTCTGGCTTCAATGCTTTGATGGATTTGTATCCCTAATACTTCATCCTGTAACTGTTCTGCTATCTCATAGGCGTAGTTTAGGGATATATTGCGCTTGTACATGTGGTTACCGATTCTTATGTTCCACTTTGCTGTCACCCTCCTGCCCCTTTCAGGTGTTTATCCATTTCATCTTTCGTCATGCGATATGAGGTTACGGGACTATTGGCGGGCTCGTGGAATATCTTTCTGTTGGGTACTGGTTTGCTGTATTTGGAGAGTTTCATTCCATCACCGCCAGTAGTGCGGCTCTGCAAATCGCGAGTGGAGCCGTTGAGCAAGCGTTGGACGATACATCGTCGAAGTGACAAGTCCATTGGCCCATGCTTCCATGAACGATGCTTGATTTTTCTTTATCGAAATCTCCCTTTTCAAACACTTTCCAGGCCAAGTGTATGTAGGAGGACGGTGTCCAATCACTAACGAATACTAGTTTTAAATCACTTGATTCGAACGCATCCTCTTTATAGCCGGTCATTCGTTTATATTTCCATCCCATCACCTTTTCAGCGACTAGCGCGTCTAACTCTCTTCCCGGCACCATGGATAGGATATCTTCTCGCTTTAACATTGTTTTATCTCCTTTGGGATCATATTTACGGCCTCCGCTGCGCTGAGTATTGCGGTCGGGTCGATGCAGTGCGTTAAGTTCTTAGTTCCCATTCGTTTGTATTTCCGTTTACACAATTAGGACACAACCATCCGTATTCTTTAGATGACTTCCACCCCATCTTACGAGCAATCTTTTCGGGTCTTCTATCTGCAGGGACATCGTCCCACCTGGTACAACGTCCGCACCAAACTGTATAGTATTTTCCGATGTACCCTTGCACAATTTTCCCGCCTTTTTCATGCCGAAACCTTTACTTTCAGTTGTTCCATCAGCTGCTGTCCGATGAATTCCGTAAATGCTGGCGGTATGGCCTGCGCTAGCTCTGCCCGGTTCATCCAATCAATGCCCATTGCCATGCTCCAGTAGTCCACGATCTCCTTCGCCTTCATTCCCTTTACACCGCCCGTTCCGCAAACGCTTATGAATCCTTTTGGGCTTATCCCGTTCCCGGCGCTCGGCGTTTGATCATCGTGAGGGATGTGTTCCGGTTGCATGAGATACGCATTGCTTTCGAAAAGTCTGTGCCGGTATACCTTGAGTCCGAAGTTCAAGCCGCATAACTTGATGGGATCGATTAATTCTGCACCTTCTACGTTTTCAATCACATACGGCATGTAGTGCCAGGTATTCATTTCAACGAGTAACTTTCTGATCGGATCAATCAAATCCGGATGTTCCTTTGCCTTGTAACTTCCGTTTCTAGCCATGCCTAAACTTTGCAACTTGCTGTTTCTTTGGCATGGTGGACTAGCGTGAATAGCGTCAAAGTTTGTGGCGATCATCATTGATCCGGTTCTCAAGAACTCAACGGCGTCTGCCTGAATGAACTTAAACGGGTAATTCGGCTGCGGTTCAATATCCACGCCTACCACTTCGAACCCTGCGCGGTGATATCCCATCGAACACCCCCCCGCCTTGCAGAATAAATCTAGTATTTTCACCTCTTACCCCTCCCTCGGCTCCCATATTAGCTTCCCAAACTCTGTTTCAATGTGATTACCTTGTCCCTTTATGTGCTGTATGACTGCGTTTATGGCTTGATTGGTCATGATTGTTTTCTTGTCGTTTAGTACTCTTGGGTTACGTCTGTTTACTGTTGCTAGGTTTATTTCATTGGTTATGGGGCTTACTGTTAGTATTTGCATTAGATCCTCCTTCGGCTTGGGCTTGTTCGGTCGTTTCGATGGCGCTACGCGCAAATTCTTTATTCTCTTGCCAGAAATCAAAGTTATCTGCATGAGGCCATTGTGGTATAAAATTATTAAGCTGACAGTTGTTACACCATGTTTTGTTTTCCGAATGATGCCAGATGCATGTCCTACAGTTCCTATCGTTCACGCAGATTCACCCTTTAGCACAAAATTTCCATGACGGTCTATCGTGGTGAACGAATGTTTAATCTCGCCTTTGCGAAATATGACGACAGCGTTTGGAAATGGTGCGTTTATCTTGGATCCACCGAACCGCAAACGATGGCGTATGAACCAAACTTCGCCTTTCATGCAGTAGTCATGCCACCAAGCCGAACAAGTGCGGGATGGGACTAAGCACACCGCGACATCTACATTTCCGTTTTGCGTTTCCTCGTATGCCTTGCGGATCCACTTTCCTATCACGCGACCATAAGGAGGATTCATCCAAACGTTACGAGTCCATTTTTGCGATAGACCGTCTTCTTCTTTCGTGAAGAATGTTTCTGCTTTTGCATTCGTCGGATCCGCACATACATCCAGAGTGAAGTGGAATAATTTATCTAAGTTATCGTAGAAGTCCTGCGGCGTTTCCCACACTTCTGTCGTGTTCTCGATGCTGAAAAATACGCCTTGGTTGAAATTCGTTTTGTTTGCTAGTAGCGTCATTCCCTTACCCCTCACTTTGGTATTTTCGTTAACCTCTTTTTGAATGAATCATAGATAGAAATAGGATGATGATAAAATTCTGTATGACTATCACAACCAAGGAAACTTCGCTATCCATTTTCTATTCCTCCCGTTGCTTTCTCTCCCACTCCAATTCAGCTTGTCCGATCCTTATAAACTCTTCGAAGTCCCTATCTGCTAAATAATTCAACCCTGTTACGGCTTCCGCTTCGCTGTGTATTGCGGTCGATTCGATGGCGTTACACGCTTAATTTCTCAAGACATTCATCACATATTGGAGGCTCAACGGGTTTACCCATGCACCCGCACATATATCCGTCACAACACATTTGCACGTTATCATCTGGCACATCGTTTTCTTTGCACTCCCAACATTCGTACAATTCTATTCCTCCGCTCTCTGCTTACGCTCCCATTCCAACTCGTCCAAGCCACGCCTTATGAATTCATCAAAGTCTCGATCTGCTAATGTGTAATCGTCGTCGGGTTGCGGTTGTCTCATGCTGACACCTCATCTTCCATGAGTAACTTCACATCGATTTCATTGCGCAATTGTCGAAGTGATCTCATTTTCAGTTCGTGCGCTTCTTCTTCTTTTTCTATCTCATGTCTTATTGCATCTTTCATCATGGTTGCTAATCTTATGACATTCATTTTGTTTGGATTGTTTGCAATAAGGCTTATATACTGCCGTGTAAAGTTATTAACTTCTGCCAAGTCTGCACCACGAATTCCGGTTATCTCTTTGAATTTCTTGTATAGTGTCCTCATGCTTATCTATCCTCCATTAGTCGATTGGCTAGGTCGTAAACGCTTCGGTATGACTCATCTTCTTTAATCATTTCACCGGAAACATAAATGATCATAAACAGGCAGTGACGGCACATCATGTCGATAAAGTCATTGTGGTTGCACGTACACATCACTCTGACTGTCATGCTCCTTCGTCCTCTCTGAGCCTGTAGTTCATTTCCCTGCCGCCTTTCAGGATGATGCGGAAGTCCTTGCACATCTCGTTTATGCGGCTCCCAATGGCTTCGTCAATGTCGCACATTTGGTCTATGTCCCGTTCGCTCGATATCAGGACAGGTAGCTTTTCCATGTACCGATAGTTGATCACCGCAAAGGCTTGTTCGATCTGGAATGGAGTCGGTTCCTTTCTGCCTTTCCACATGTCGTCGATGAAAAGTAAGTCAACCTTCTGCATTCGGTTTATCCGTTCTTCCGTTAGGGATAAGTCGTCTTTAATCTCGTTGAATCCCTCGACCCATGGGAAGTACAGCACCTTGATGTTCAGACTCATTAGGTCATTAGCGACCGCAGCGAGGAGATGAGTCTTTCCACTTCCGACATTTCCGAGCATACAAATGCTGTTTGAACGTGTTTCTCTTATCTTGTCGAACCCGTTGGCGTATATCCGCGCCATCTGGTATGCCTGTCGGATGCTTGCAGGTCGATTCTCTAGGCTGAATGCGTCGAAATTCTTCTTTTGGAACTCTAACGTGATCTTGCTTGTCTTAAATGTCCGCTCGATGCTTCTTTCCTCTTTGCATTCGCAGAACTTCCAAGCGTCTCGCATGATCTCCAATGTTTCGCCGTTGCGAACGATGATATCCGGGACTTTTACGATATAACCTTCTTCGTCCTTGCATTTAGGACACTTGTGAGTCGTCTTTGAGGAGGTGAATGTATTTGCTTGGGAGAACTCCTGACTTGCCGCCCGGAGTTTGTTTATCATCTCCAGCGCTTTCTCCTTGTCGAAGGGATTCTTTAGTTCCCCCATTTTGTTCACCTGCCTTTTCTTGTTTCCAAGGTTCGTCTATTCCGCTTGTTCTATAGCGATTCAAAATGCTTTTAACGTATGGAAGATTCCGCTTTCCGTAATAAGATGCTTCCTTCATTGCTTCTCGCACCCAAGGTTCTCCGAAGTCGTCAATCATGTCTCCGATCTTCTGACCCAATATTTCCGTCAGCATTCCGAATCCCTCAGATTCGAAAAGTTTGAACGGGTTAGGCGCAGGAGCAGTAGTATCACTTGAAACAGAAACAGAAGAAGAAACAGAAGAAGAAAGAGAAAAAGAAACGGGGTTTTGCGGTGATTCTCGGCGTTCTTCGGCGTTCTTCGGCGTTTTTGGGTAGTTGGAACCACTATCATCACCGCGTTTCGCTTTGTTAATGTACGATTGATGCTTAAACCAACTATCTTCAGGAATGGATACAACGCCTTTACCATCAACCTCATATCTAATCCATAGACCTACGGCAGCTACTTGATTAATCGCTTCGTCAACATCCTTACTCGACACATCCAATGCTGGACACACAAGTAATTTGAATTGCCTTGCGTCACCTGTCATTCGACCCCAATCATCCATGTGTGGTATTGACCATGTGTAAAGGAGCAAAGGGAGAATTCCGTGCTCCGATAGTTCAGCGAGTTTAATGTCAGTACTAATATCAGTACTGATGTAACGTTTACGACTCATCTGAATCACCCTTACCTTCGTGATCATTAATGAATCTTTCCATTTCGAACTGAAAATCAGTCCAATTTTTAACGCTTTTAGAGAATGACGTTAAACTATCTTTTGATGCGCCAAGCAAGTACGCTTTTTCGTATAAAGAGATTGCAATGTGAGGATTTACATAATGCAATCTGTTTTTGAGTATTCCCCGTAGATAATACAAATCTTTTAAGTATGGTTTTTTTTCGGCAGCCTGGTTGAAAGATAGAATTCGTTCTACTTTCTTCCAAGCTTCTTCAACTGATGATTGAATCGGCTTATCATCTTTGAATTTTAGATACTGACTGGCCGACGTTTCTATTGCATCCAAAACACTGTTTAGTCCGTGTTTTTTTAATAACTTTCGCATTCCCTTCTTACCGTTCTCGTTTAGAGAATAAGTATCGTTCAAAACGTCTGACCACTTTTTCAATGCGAAATTTAGCTTGTCTTCTTCGATCGACATTAATCCTTCGCGCCATTGCATCATCATTTCTAGCTGTAATCTCTTTTCGTTTAACTCCTGCAACTGCTTCTTTTGTTTCTCCATCATCGTATTGTCATCCAGCAAGGTAGCTTTCTTACCTGAATTACAGTCGAAGCACGAGGTTAACAGGTTGGTCATGCCGTTGTTTCCTCCGGCAGCTACGGGCTTAATGTGATCGACGTTGAGAATTACGTCAGGCGCTGACTTACCGCAATACTGACACTTGAATGAATCTCGCTTGAACACTTCAAAACGAACTTTCTTAGATATTGGTTTTCTCTCGGACATTCCTCACACCGCCTTGCGGCTTTTAATGTCGTACCATCTGTTCTGGCAGGAATACATCGTGCGGCTTAACTTAACGGATGCTTCTCGGAACAGCTCAGTCGTCTTTTTCCTATCCTTCAATCCTTCGTTCATGATCTTGTCGAGGGTCTTTTCTTCCTCGGAAGTCCATGCGTGGTAGAAATACTTTGTCATGACCTCAACCTCCAATGTTTATATTCATCACTCTATCATACTTCGTGGTATATTGTAATACTTTGTGGTAAATAAGTATAAGAATTATTCTTTCGTGGTATACTTCGCTTGAGGTGAGCCGATTTGGAGAAGGTAGAGAAGGTTAAAACGTCAGTCAGTATTGATAAAGACGTACTGGAATTCATTCAAAAACTTGCAGATAATGAGAGAACCAACGTATCGCATATAATCAACCGGGAATTTTTAGTGAAGATGAGAGAGGGCAAATGAACCCTCTCTTTTTTATGTCCGACTAGTTTTTAATCATTGAAACGATCAAGGCGATGAGCGCAGCATCCAAGAGTAGAAATGCTATCCATAGTTTCTTTCTTGGCCTATAGTATTGAATTTCTCCGGTCTCGTTTATCTCTTTCATCCCACCCACCTCACTATCTCTACTAATCCCTCATAAGCTAGATATAAGATTAAGTAGATGGATAGAGAGAAGGCGAATCCGTATACTGCGTTATTTTGGAGCATCGGTACCCTCTCCTTTATCCGTCCTATTGGTGTATTGCTGGAGGATGGTACGGGCTTGTTCTCCTTTGTCCTTGTCCATCCATACATTGCGATCCGGACCCCATGGTTCCCAATTCGATTTGTTTCCGTACCATTCCAGCACCTTATCCTTTGCGGATAGTTCAGTACGGAGGTATGCGGACGTTTTTATCTCGCTACCTAGTTGATCCTCTGTGCGCTGATACATGCCCTGGTATCGTTCCAGTTCTTCCCTTGTCTGTTGGAGTTGGATCGCATGTTCCTTGTCTCGCTGTATGACAAGACGCATTGTTTCTGCTTTATCTCTTTTCAACCGTTTGTTCTCTTCCAGTAGGGCGCGGAGCCATTTGGGAGCGTTGGCGATAAGCCATGCGTCTGCGTGTTGATGCCCGTTGTCCTGGTCGCTATCGATTTCAGCTATCCATTTTGCTGTATGAATTCCGTCTTGGAACTTGTAGCCTATGGCAATTTGAACGGGATCGAGATCTACTACCTCCCACTCTCCCGGCGTAACTGCTTCCAACGCCTTCTCTATCTCGGCAATATCTATCAACTGCTCTTTAGGTTGCGTCATGACGTTTATCAACTCCCTCATACCTGGTAACGATACTCTTGCTATTGCTCCTTTATGTTGGGTATCACTCATCTGATGGGACCTCCCGCAGACTTAAGCCGACTATAACCCTCGCTTGTCTGCTCCTTGAAATTGACTACTTCTTCCTTGAAGCAGCGTTTGATGAAATCCACGTGTCGATCGTTGCGCACGTTCGGATGACGATTAAGCAGATATTCCGGTCCGACGTGGTTAATCGATGACGGAGGGCTGCTCCACCAAGAATCGGTATAGATTCCTCTTCCGTCCGTGAACCGGGTCATTACGCCGCCATCGCGATGTTTCCACATTTCGAATTTAAGTCTCCGCATTGTTATCCCCTCCATCTGTAATGCCTGGAATGGTGATGCCGAGGGCTATCAACGATCCTTTTAGCGCTCGCATACCGTAGAAGCCATCTTGCCGCTTCATTTCGTCCCACAACTCCCGTACCTTCTGTATCCCTGTATCCTCTGTATGGAAGGAGAGGGCTTGCTTGACGATGTGTTTAACCAGAGTCTTGTACGTGTCGCTATCGTTTAGTTCAAGACCTTCAATTCGTTCCAGAACATCCCGCTGTCTTGCTGCTTCTCCCTGATTGGAGAGTCCGAGAACAACATACCCTGACTTCTGGTTATAGGTTGTCATGTAAGAAATAGTTCGCTCTTCCTCGTCGCCCGTATACTTTTGCATCCCCATGTGCCATTCCTTGAGGATCAATACATCACCGACTTTGTAATCTCGATCATTTTCACGGATCTCGAACGGCTTCGCTCCCGACTTAACTGCTTGGAAGTATTCCGGCCAACATTTCAAATAATGGACTGTTGCTCCATCTATCAATCGTTTATCTGACATCTTATTAGTCTCCTTAGGGGCTATTTATCGGCCTACACTTTGTTAAGCGGATTCGGTCGGGACGAGGGCGCTATGCGCAAAATCTTAGTTCGCTTTTTTAATGACCATTGATTCGCGCATTTCCTTGTCTTTAAGTAGGGTGAGGTAATATAAGCAACTTTCCTTTTGCCCCTCTGATAACTTTTTGCTAGGATTTCTCAGACCTACCGCAAATACTATCGAACCGTGTGAAGGCCCCATTCCGTAACTGCAATCACATTCTTGATGGCTCCACCGATCATAGTTTTTCACTCCAAAATATTGTTGTGACAATTTCGGCGTATCCAAGGCGATGTCTTTAATTGCTTCATCAATGCATCGACCGTTATATTCCCCATACTCCAAACCGCGAATATAGACCAATGCCTCTGCTTGCCTGATCATCCCTAAGTCGATACCTTTCATTGCCATACCTTTCTTGCGACTCAATTCCGCTATCTCTTTTGTGTTTTGTTTCATGAAATCCTCATGCGCTTTAATGGCTTCTTTACGAGTTTCGTTAAGTTGAATCAATTCGTTTTCAATTTTTAGTAAATTCATTTTTAATCTCTCCCTATGCGCCCTCGCGCAATGATTTTTTAAATCGTACACCTTCACCAGTCGTATCCAGATAGATGTGACAAGCCTTACTTAGTTAACATGCTTCCAAGTCGCGCCACGTTTAACGTTACAGACTGTGCTCTTGTGCAGATTTAACTCTGCGGCTATTTCAATATTTCTTTTGCCTTCTGCCACCATTAACTTGATATTTCTCACTGTGTTTTCGTTAATCTTGCTCCAACCATGACGTTCGCCTTGCAGCAACCTGTTTCTTTTTACTGCATCCAATACATTGTCGCGCTGTGTGCCTAGTTCTAAATGCTCCGGATTTATACAATTTCTTACATCACATTTATGCCTAACAACAAGTCCATCTGGTATTTCACCAAAACATTCCTCGTATATCAGTCGGTGAGCGGCCGTTCTCCCCCCACGACTTCCGATCATCACGTATCCAGATGAATACGGTGCGTGCGAAATGACAACAAAACAACCATTATCATCAACATTAAAATTAATTGGCCTAGTCGTAGTCTTCTTCGTGTAGTAGTTGCCGTTTCTACGAAATCTCATGTAGTGCTTCTCGCAAACGGTTTTTCTTTTATGAACCTGGCTATCGCAGTTAAATACGCTACATTGCACGACTAGACAACTCCTCGACTCTTTTTTTCTTGAACCTAATGCCATCCACCGTTCGATCCATCCAAATGTGACAAGTTACGCAAGAGTGGAGAAGGTCTTCTGCGGTAGTCCTATGTTTGATAGTCCCTCTAGTGGTTAAATGTGCTTGCTCAACGGCAGGGGAGCCGTGACACTTTACTCTGATCTCACAGATCCCCTGACTTCTCTCGCGGACTTGCTTGCGTACTTTCTGACTGATGCTTCCCATCTGCTTCTGTGTGGGTTTGTTAGAGCGCTTAAAAGCTGGCTTTTGCACGGCTACGCCCGGGCTTTTGGTATAGTCGATCATCAGAATGGGAGATCGTCGTCAGCGATCGTTGTGACTGGTTGTGGGGTATAGTCTTGCAAGGTATTTATAAGCTTCTTGGCTTCTGCCATTGTGAGGTCTTTGGTGCTTGTCTTAGGTGCAATCATTTGGCGGTAATCGTCATCCGGAACCTTCTTCTGCGTCTTCAAGGAACCGATAAACTTAATCTGTCCCTCGCTTACCATGACCACGGCTCCCTGTTGGCTCTGGGAAGCGTTGTATTGACTAGATTGTGTATTTGTCTGGGATGGTTGTTGTGTCGCCTTAGGAGGCGTTTGGGACTGTTGTGAATTGTGCTGCGGTTTATCTTGTTTAGCGTCCGGATCATCTTCATCCGTAGGAAGTCCCAAGCATTTCAAGAGGAAGTACCTTTCCGAATACGTTAAAGCAGAACCAAATGCCTTCGATATGTCGTCCTGTTGACCGTAATAAGCCCATGAGACAACCTCCCTTTCCGAAGGTTCATCCCCGTTAATCCATGTGTAGGACATTTCACCTTTGACCACAAAATCCAGAACGTCTTTACCTTTAGCTGTTTTATATGCATGCGTGTGATGCTCTCCGATCTTGGTTGAAGGGAATAAAAGTAAGTTCAATTCGTTCATCTTGTCTTTGATCTTTCCGAGTACTTGGTTACCAGTAACGTAGGTGTAACTGTAGCTGGCTCCGTCTTTCGTGAATCCTTCGGCGACCTTTCGAACCTCAACGATCTTCTGATATAGGTTCATTTGACTCCAACTCCCTATATGAAATTTCAACCTCTACAACTTCGAAATCCGATGAATCTAAATCGTATATTTCAGGTCTGTAATAGCTATTAAGTAAGAATTCCGGGATCTGTTCAGGTTGGTAGAATTGCCTAGCCTCGCTGATCAGGTGAGTAAGTGGAAAGTTCTTCGAATCCCATGAGAGATAGCGTCCGTTGTGGTGTTTCAGCACATGCCGGACTTTCGATTCACTTACCACGGCAAATCGTTTATACTGAAATTAGGTATCATATCGTTTCTTGGGGATCTGTTAGCGCAGATTCCTTTTTCATGTCCAAGTACCTGATTGATGAGTTCCTTGTGCTCACGTAAGCTCATTCGTGGGTTATCAGGCATTATTGTTACTTGTTCCATCTGGTGTGCCTCCTTGGATTGCTTTATCAGCTACTTGCCATAGTCCATGAGAAGTGCGATCGTCGTGTTTTTTACACGCTAGCGTATCTCTGACAATTACCAACGCCTCTATCAGTTGTTTATTCTGTTGTTGGAGTGCGGTTATCTCTGATAAGCACCACTCAAGATATTTAGGGGTATTTACAATCAAGTGAGCATCGTTTTCACGGTTCTCATTTTTGAAAGATTCAGCAACACGCGCATCCGTAATCGCGATCCTTCTGTGTGTCCCACGCAACGGATGACCATCTTTCCATTCAATGAAAGTTCCATCTGTATCCCATTCGTGCTGTGTTGAAGCATTATCAAGTGCTTTGCGAATTTCCGTTAACATATCTCTCATCTCCTTATTGATCTGATTGGGGTTGTGATTGTTCGGTCGGTTCGATTTCTTGTTCAATTAATCCAAGAGAGTCCAACCTTTCCCCTTGGATGTTATGCCACATTGCTTTAACTGCATCGGCGGCCTGATCTTCGCAACTAGGGTCAACATCAACTTCCAAGTTTTCATCATCCGACCAATATGCTCGATTTACCTTAATTCCTACATCCTCGATCGCTTTAATGATTTCCCACATTTTTTGCATTCTTTATCTCTCCTTTGAATTAGATTTGCATCGTCTCGACCGAATACGCTAAGCTTGCGAGGCCGTAGAAGCCCTCTCTTTTCTTACTAATAATTTGTATTTATTAACGTAGTAGACCATAGACTTCCGACTCTTCGACATTCGTCCAAATTCCCGGCATAATTCCTTATCCCATAAGCGGAGCATTTTTCTTCTCCCTCTCTATAATCTGTGATACTCGCTTAATCTCCTCGTTAATCGCGTCATACAGCATCCATCTGTCCCAAAGTGGGTTAGTCTCGATAAAGTCATCCAGATCCGGTACGGTTCCTTTTTCCTCTATCCAGTTGTCAGTGAATGAGCTGACGTATATCTTTACTTCTGCTACGACATCGTTAAAGTCATCTTCGTTAAATATCTTGCGGTTATTGGGATCGTATCTCATGAAGCCACCCTACCCATCAATCGAATCTGACGTTTCAAGTCCAAGTTCTCTGATTCGAGGATGATGTATTCCTGCTCGTGTTGAACGGCTTCGTCGTACTCTAGAAGGGCTTGGTCACCATGCTCGCCAATTACCTCAAGTAGTTCAGCAAAGGCGGTGTGTGGGTTATGCGGCTTCATTTTCGTTCTTGCGATGGCTTCCATTACTTTTTGTAGGTTTTGCATTAGTCGTTCACTCCCTCAATTTTGTGACCGAGCATATTTACCGTCTCCCTTATGACATGTGCGATTTCCGGGAATGCACTATTCTTGTAATAAAACTCCCTCACCTTTTCTTTCGGTGTCTGTTCAACCTCATATCCGATGTACAACGCCTCAATGAGTAGGTCAGGATCCATTTTGTTGAGAACAGAACACTCAGAATAAAACGTGACATGTGGATCAAGTCGAGACCATACAAGGTTCGATTTAGAATCCACGTTAAGTTGATATTCAATCGCTTTTGCTTGCTCCTTGGTAATCTTCACCTTTTCCATTTATGCAGCACCTCCCGGTGGAAAGTAGAATGTTTGTTTGATCGGACGTTTCTTAGGTTTCAACATGCGATAACCTCCATCACTTCTAAGTATTTTTTCTCCGTGTAGTAATCTCCGTATTCGTCTACTACTGTGCATCCGATCCACTTAGCTCCAGTACCGCGAACCATGCATACGATGTCGCAATAACGTTGACCAGTAACCGCAGACTCTATGCATTCATGCTCGCCTTTAATCAGGTATTGTCCGCATGGGCATTGCTGTATGTCCGGATTGATGTAAGCGAACGGGAAATCGAGAGGTTTCTTTAAGATATCTTTCAGGGACTTTGCCACTTCTCCATACCTCCAGTTCCATTAAGTCTTCTATGACATCCGGTATATCGCTGACTACTAGCTTTGTGATTTGCACAATCTGTAAGTCGCCTTCGATCTTTACTTCACGTTCGAACGTTTTAAGGTTATGGATCCGGAATAGGTTGTGCGCGGTTTCTATCCTCATGCGCTGATACCTTCACGGTTCATGTACCAGGCGAAGAAGTTGTCTCGGTGGATGCGTATACCCTTCTGTCCGCGCCGTATAACGATTCCCGGCTGAGTCCCGGCTTCTTTAACCAACCTGTACACTACAGAGCGTGAATACTGCGTAGCGTCCATTACGTCTTCTATCTTTAGGTAAAGTGGGAATGCTTCGAATTGGTTCATGGTGTGGCCTCCTTAATGTGATGTAGGAAAAGGAATAACGTTTGATAAAACTTCCTCAGTGCTCCGCAACAAGAATATTTCGAACTCTCGTTCCAACCCTTTTTCGTAGATGAATTTATAAGCGCCTCGATAGGTAACGTCCGTAATAATCAAGTCCTCCATGTTATCCTCTAATGCCGCTATTCTTTCGCTTTGCGCATCCATGGTCACCCTTGATCTCTTAGAAATTTCAAAAACTGCATTCCATGCTTCGTCTAAGTTTTCTTGCAATATTGAAGTAGAGTTGGCGCAAACCATTTCATGATGTTTTAAGATAATGTCCTGTAGTTCCTTGTCCGTTAACTTTGCGAAGTCCATTAAGCAGCTTCCTTTCTGTCCATGAAGGGGACAATACTACGTTTTGAAAGAATTTCATGGATGAACAATCTTCCTTTTTGCGTCCATCGCGTGTTCATAGTGACATCTGGATCGCCGTTGCTTCTGGTAATATCAATCGTTTCTGACTTTGTGTATCCTTCATCTTGGTGTTTTCGATAAAGCAACCATTGTTTGTTCTGCTTATATTGAACACATTCTTCGTGAAGTATCTTATTTAGTTGAGGTCCGGACATTCCGTAGTCCTTCGCTATTTGAGTTATTGTCACGGTTCCTTTTGATTTAAGGATTGTATCGATGTAACTTATCTTTGGTTCGTACTCCTTCACTCTTTGTTCAAGCATCAAATTTTGCGTTTGAAGTATTTCATTCTCTTCAACTTTATCTGCCAGCCTTCTGAGTGCTTCGCCGAAAGTTTGAGGCAATTGTTGTTGAACATTAAATGATCCGGTTTTCCTTATTGATGGAAGAATGTCGAATGCAACCGTTCTTTGGAATGCAATAGCAGCATCATTACTTGCTTTCATTGAAAGCAGGTAAAAATAGCTTTCTTGGACATAATCAGGCAGACCGTCCTTACCAGTTAGTTCGTGCCCACGGATGGGCACGCCCATCTCTTCCAAATATCCTCGAACACGCTCCCACCTAATTACCTCGTTGCCACTTGTGGCAATGCGAGTGAATCCTAATCCGCGCGAAACGTCTTCCAAATTCAGTTGAGCTGTGCCGCTTTCATCGATGTAACCTCGGACACCATGAATTGTGATTAGATTCAATTTCATTCCTCCTCCTGAGTTTTAAAGGTATTTTTTAATTTCTGTCGAATGTTTAGAAATTGTTCATCATCGAGTGCTATGCGCTTTTTTTGTTAGTTCTACTCGTTTCGCGTAGGGTTTCTTCAAAAAAAAGCGTCCAACTGAACCCTAGATACTCGCCGATTATCTTACTCTTTTTTCCATTAGGAGTACGAACTCCCTGCTCATAAGCCGCATAACATGTGCGAGATAATCCACACTCTTTTGCAACGTGCTCCTGAGTTAATCCCTTTAGTTTTCTAATGTTTATCAGCCATTCTCTCATATTTCTCACCTCCAATTACGCGTTTCGTGTAGTTCCATGACACAAATATACTACACGAAATGAGTCATGTCAAACATAATTTTTACTCTTATTGTGTCATCTGTTTTTTGATGCGTTTTGTGTAGTTATAATACTTTTAGGTTGTATGTGGAGGTGGGATTATTGATTAGCGAAAAGCTATTAAAACTAAGAGAAAAAATAAATTTATCTCAAGAGGAAATAGCCCAGAGATTAGGAATTGCAAGAACTACCTATGCGAGCTATGAGCAAGGGAAAAGAGAACCAGACATTGAGATGCTTAGGAAGATATCTACATTTCACGGCATTGAGCCTGGAGACCTTATAGGCGGCACAAAAAAGGAAGGCTCACGGCCTTCCAAAGTAGATGAGGCTGTGAGAAGAATAGAGAATGAATTGGGGGTTGTGTTATCGGATGATCCCATTATTATGAAAGGTTTGGAAAACTACCTTAGAATGGCGGGGGAATTGAAGAAGAGTTCAGAGTAGATCATCAGTTAATCGAGTAATTATTTCTTTAATTTCTTGTAAGGAAAGAGGAACGGACTTCTCTTCGATGATACGCAACGATAATTTTTCTAGTTCCTCTTCCATTGACCCGCCTCCTAGTTGTTGGTAAGGATCATAATACAGATGTTTTGCCAAATTGGCAAGAACATATGTTCCCATTTTTGTTCATATAGTGACACGTGATGTAATTGTATGCGGTTTCCCCATTCAACACAATAGTTCATTTTACGCACAGAGTTTCATGTCTTTATGATCATTTTTTTGTCGAAAATGGGAACAAAAAAACCGCTTTCGCGGTCAAAAGGTAATCCGCACTAGGATGTATGTATCATGATGTGGTCTTTCCATTTTTTCTCTTGTCTATGTATTCGTCAACGGCAATGCGAATAATATCGGACATGCTTTTATTATCTTTGAATGCTATTTTACGAATGGCTTCGTGCTGCTTGTCTTTAAGGTTAACAGGCAATCGCTTCATCATCTTTGACATCACCTAATTTAAATCTACCATATTGCACCATGATATCAATTCGTTTGAAGCAATCCGAAGCATCAAGATATCAATTATTTTAGATCCGAATATGACAGATGAAAGTCAACGTGATGATATAATTACCTAGAAGCTCCTTAACCGGAGTTTTTTCTATAAGGAGGCACACTATGGCATCGTTCAAACAAAACGAGAAAACAAAACTCTGGTACTTTGTCATAGACATAGGCGAGGACTTAGTGACTAACCGGAGATTGCAGAAGAGGTTTTCTGTAGATGATCGGGATAATCCATTCGAGACGGAACAACAGGCTCGGCGGTATGCGATTAAAATAGAGGACGATCTAGCGCGTGGCAGGAAATTCGACTCCATCAAGCTCGGGCCGTATATGACGGAGTATTTTGAAAAGGTTGTCGTAGAAACGGTATCCGAGGTTTCCTATGACAACTACTGGAGAACGGCTTCATTACATATCATCCCCTTCCTCGGAAACATGCAGCTAGATAAAATTACGGATGAAACGATCGAGAAATTCTACGTAAGGCTTACAAAAGAAAAAAGATCCCGTGCTATCATTTCGATGGTTCAAACTGTACTAAGCAAATTCTTTAGATTTGCCGTTAAGAAACGTAAGATCGTCGATAACCCTATGAAGCTCGTCACGACACCATCGTACAAGCCGAGGATAAAAGAAGTGTGGTCTTCGGAACAAGTCGATCAATTCCTGGAGTGTAACCGGGATAGTAGGTTCTACACCCTGTATGTCGTGGCTGAGAGCACCGGGATGCGTCGCGGGGAATTGTTATCGCTCAAATGGTCTGACATCGATCTCGATAACGGGAAGATAACGGTCAATAAGTCCATTAAGTATTCTACGGCATCTAAGAAGCACGTTAAGGGCACCAAGACGGAGAATAGCCGTAGGACAGTATCAATACCGCAGTATACCGTGGAAGCCCTCCGGGAGCATATGAAAGGGCGCATGGAAGGTGTAGACATCGTGTTCGATAATTTCGGGGAGTATTACGCAGCCACTTACCTGTCTGACGAATTTTCGAGGGATGCAGCTAAAACGGATCTGCCTTACAACACATTGCACGGACTACGACATTCTCACGCTACCTATCTCCTATCGAACGGATTCAGCGTTGCGGATGTAGCTGCTCGATTGGGTGACACAAAAGAGACCATTATGAAGACTTATGCACATGTTTTGCCGAATACACAGAATGAAATTGTGTCAGCTCTGGATAGACGAAAAAGTGTGGATAAGCAGGAATCAAAAGCCTAAATTATCCTCAATTCCTGTGTATAAGTGATTAGATGTGACGTTCTGTGTGATTTTCTAAATATCACGACGCTGGAAGCTCGTTACTGTAAGGGAAAGAGAGACTTATGATATATTAGAAACAAAGATGGATAGTGTGTCAGAATTGATCGACACCTAGAACTTATTATATTTTATTGGTCACAATAGCGCAAAATAACTCATATTTAACCTTTATTGCGTGACGTTTTCTGTGATTTAAAACAATCATAATTCATTCCGTTGAATAAGAACACACATTCCCGTACAATATAGATGGGGGTGCAGCCATGAACGAAAACGAAGTTAACCTAATCAGACAGTACCTACACATCCATTACCTCATTAAAGAAGCAGTCTCTACTATAGAATGGTTACCGACATCTAGGATCGCTCTCAGCGATATGCTAAAGCTTGGATTAAAACAATTCGGCGGGAAGTTAAGGAATCGGTTGAAGGATACTGAGAAGGAGTTACGCACTCTAGGCGTTCATGTGTGGATCGAGGACGATGGAGACGAAGTTGTATTCGTATGTACGAATAAACGTGGCGTAAAGGGTAGGCATGGGGTTAAGCGTAGGATACTGCGCGAGGATATGGAAGTGACTTTGCAGACGTTAATGGATGCGGAGTTTAGCAAGGATTACACTTCGCAATATAAAGTAATGACTTCTGCTGGATCTGAGATACCGAGGGTGTAGAAAGAGCCCCTTATAGGAGCCCCTTCTCTTTTGCAAAATCATGATAAATCTCAAGCTTCCTGTTCGCTTCCTTCAACGTCTTTAACTTACCGTACAAGTCTTCGCACACTCTAGCATAAAGCTTGTCAACGTCTGCAATCCCTTCTACGGACAGGAAAAGCGTTAGCTTGCGTTTGCGCTCATTGCCGTATTTGGCATCTCCTAGACCGCTGTGGAGGCTTTCTATGCGCTTGGCTATGGCGAATGCTTTAACGAATTGTGCAGAAGGTTGATTAAGGTAATGTAACTGTTCCTCGGTTGCGAGGATGTCGGCGCGGATCATGTTCATATCGGTGCATGGGCATGACGTTTTCGAAATTTGATTATGCCCCTTAACCCACAGATTTTCTTTCATTTCCTTCAGTCCGAGAGCTACACCCGTTAAAGCGCGGCGTTCGAAATCTGTAATAGGTCGTTTGGACAAGTCACCGCCTATACAAACTCCCCATGATGAGTCGTTACCGCCGCTGGCGTGTGTTGTGCGCTTGTCCAGATAGTTTGTCTGTAGGATTTGACCATCACGAATAATGACCGCATACGCGATCCCTGCCCATCCATGAGCGTTGATATGATAGTTCGCCTGATTGACGATAGGTGCTTCACTGGCGAAATGATGGACGGTGATTCCTTCTAATAAATTGAAGTTACGCGCAGGCCATGTCTTCGTTGGATGCTTGGGTAACTGGTCAATGATATTAATTACTTGTGGTATGCCCAACGTCTTCCGAATCTGTTCTGATAGCATCAAGAGCTTTTGCGTCATAAGGGAGTACCTCCGGTGTTTTTCTACGAGCATCAACAGCCGCCTCGCCCAGTATCCAAGTTGCGACGATACCGACTACGTACATAATTGTTTCTGTGTCCAATCCCAAGCCTAATCCATCATTCAGGATGACCAGTAAACCCGTTGCTAAGGCTAAGATGAACTTCCTCGAAAGCAATTTTGACTTCATGTTCATTCTCCTTTGTGACAAATGGTATGTTTCCTTTGACCGTATGAAAAACTTTGTGAAAATTACATGCGCATATACCGCCAGTTGCGATAATGATCTCTTGCGATGACCATTTATTACGTTCTGCGCGTTCCTTCCAGTCGTTGAGTCTGCAACCCATATGACCTCCTGTGCGCTCATTAGAGCGTCTACTTTCCTCTCGATTCTCTCTAGCCTGTCCTCGTGCCTAAAGCGCCTTGGTAGCCTCCTAAGAAGCATTTTCTGAATCAAGGAGATACGAAAAAGAGCCACGATCACCAATATAAAGGTGGTCAGGCTCCATCCGTGTTTTAATGTTGCTGTTATGGCATCTGCGATGAAGTGGATGATGTCCATTCAGGAATAGTCACTTCCTCTGATATAGAGTCCGCAAATTTATCCCATCCAAACTGACGTAATCCAATTTGAAACCTACATTGATCCGTTGGCTGTCCGCAATCTCTGCATATTTTTGTCACCATTCTGATCATGGCATACCTCCATAGTTGTGATTGTATATAAAAAGCCATCCCCACTAATGGGGACGACTTAGGTTAACGAGTATAAAGTGCGTTTATTTCTTGTTGCAAGTTCATTCCTTCGGATACGCCAATGCGATACGATGCCGATATGACACTTGTTAAGAGAAGGCTGATAGCATAATCTAGTTCATGAGCAATTGAAGATACTTTATCGCCCATATCGCGCAACAATATCTGAGTTAGATTTTCAACTTGCTCTATTGCGAGTACCACGTCATTGTCTTTTTTCTCAACAACTTCTTGAATTTCTAAAATCCGTTGGTTTAAACCTTGATCGATAAGTTTCATATACCCTCCTAGGTAAAGGGTACACCCACACTTTTAAATTTTGTATGTATGGTTTATAATGTTTGTGTGGGCGATAGCCCCGGTGTTGTTACCTCATCCGATCCTGCCAAGGTTATAGGGATGGGGTATTTTCTTTTTCGGAACCGAAATTCCCTTGATCGTCCATAATTCCTTTTTGTCTTAACGATCCTTCATAATACAACATGTATTCTTTGCCTAGATCCTTAGCCGCAATGAAATTCGCCATTATTTCCAAGTTTGTAGTTAAAACATGAATTTGGCTGTCTTTTTCAGCTATTTCCTGTGCCAACTCTTCTAGGAAATCCGGTAGTTTGTTCTCTTTGCTCACTTACTGATCGCCTCTTTCTCTACTGCCTCGATAACCGCTACTCTACCGGCTTCGTTATATACCCACTGCGGAACTTGCTTAGATGAATGTCGCGACTTGCCCAAGATCGTATAACCATACTCGGCTGTTTTTAACTCGTTTTTGTTTGCAATCCTACCTACCATGACCGAGGAAATACCTAGTTCATTGCCGATCTGCTCCGCTGTATAGGTGACATCTATCCTTGGTTGCGGCAAAAGTGGTTGTCCGGTCAATACAGTTGTAGCTGCGTTTAGCATTGCTGTTATTGACTCCGGGGAAAGTTTATCCTTGTAGGAATTGGTGAACTCCATCATCAACTTGGCTTCTTTAATTGCGGCGTTCTTCTTTGCAGTTTCGGCGCGCATGGACTTCAATTCAATTTCTTTTAGCTTTTGTTTTACCAAAGCTTCGTCAATTACTTCCGGCGCTTTCTCCTTAGACACCTCTTCCACGTTTAATAAATAATCCCGTATGGATTTTGCAACGTGACTGTCTCGAAGAAGCATTCCGATTCTCAACATCGAACGGCGAGTAATGAGGGTTAGATGCCGAGCTTTGGAGTTAATCTTACAAGTGTTCTTAATGTACACTAGTCCTTTTCCCTCGACCGTCTTCAATCCGTCTTCTTCGAGCTCATGACGATTTCTTTTTATGACCATGTTCATTACTTCTTCGCCGACCTCAAAATAATTTGCGGCCATTTCAACCGTTACATGAAGATCATTAGGCAGTAGTACTAATTTTTTAACCTTATCAAGAACATCAGTACGGTTAATTACTTTCTCACGAAGCGTCTTGCTCTCAATCAGAGCATCGATTTTAATATCCATTTACCTTCCTCCTTTTAATCCGTACATTTTGTGCGTATAATGTTGTTAAACAACTTTTAAGAGCTCGCGGTACGAAACTCCAAACAAGTCCTCAAGCTTTTCTAGTGATTCTACAGATGGATCTCGATCACCGCTTTCATAGTACTGGTAAGCCCTACGCTTTACCCCGAGTAAATCAGCCATAGATTCGGAAGATAGACCATTCTTCTTCCTGATTTCTCTTAAATACCGCATTACATCACCTCCAAATATGCAACTTTTGTTCGTAAATCAAATATAACGCACATTATTTGCGTAGTCAAGGGGAGTTCTATGAATATTTTTGGAGAACGATTAAAGGTCCTTCGGAAGTCTAAAGGAATGACCCAAACCGAATTGGGCAATAAGATAAACTTAAAACTCCGGATGGTTCAATATCTAGAATCTGGAGAACGAGAACCTAATCTAGAAACTATAAAGTTGATATCCGAGATTTTTGATTGCACAACCGACTATATTTTAGGGATAACTGATGACCCGCTAAAAGAGGTTCCTATAAAGTGGGCGGATTTTCAAAATCAAATGAAATACCTCTACACACTTGTTCACTTGGCAGATCCTGTACAAGCTGATGTCATAAAGAATATAACTTCCAATTTCCCTGATGATGATACTGAAATAATTGGTGTAGAGGCCGACATGGTAAACGATATATTGACTCAATTCGCAGATGGACTAGGAAGAGCTATTGAAGAAGTAAAAAAAGAACAAAACCAAAAGGACTCCCAATAGCAGGAGTCCTATTTTTATGTTTACCTGATTCCCTTTAACTTCCTATATTCTTTCTTCGCCTTTTCCCCCGCGTCTCCAATTATTTGATCAACGCGCTTAATCTTCTTCTCGTCGGAGATATTCGGGTTGTTAAGATATTCAATATTCCTATTAAGACCTGCGGTTAGTTGTGCGCCGGTAGACTTTTGATATTTTAAATACTCTTCCGGTGTGAATTTGATTTGGTTCTTCTTGAATGTGAAAGATTTTTGCGGCCTGTCCGGCGCTAATCTCGTTTCCCCGGTGCGTTCGATCAGATCAAGAACCGCTTTAGCTTCGGAGGATGGTTCGTAAGTGTCCACGATAGAAGGGTTTAAAAACGAGTTCAGGATTCGTTTGCCTACGCTGAAATCATTCTTTTTATCATCCCCAAAGGTATCTACCCTTCTCGGAAGTTGGTTAGACAAACCAGGAATACGGTTCATTAACTGACCTTTCGCCTGACCGAGGAATCCAGGCTCCTTTGACTCCCTTTGATACGGATCCAAAACGTTCCTCGTCTGCCCTAGAATAGATGGGACGAATGCAGATGCGGCATTAGCTGAAAGCTTTCCTAGTTTCTCGCTTGGCGTGCTGTAGGAGCTTCCGACTAGATCCTTAATGTTTTTGTATGCAGACATGTTTCCGAAACTCTCTAGAGCTGCATCAACAGATTGGGTAGCAACGTCAGCGGCGTTAATGCTCGTTTTAAGCCTTCCGGGTTTATCTGCTTGTCCATATGCTGCGCCAACCGATAAAGGGATAGCGAGAGGCTGGAACCAGTCTACGGATGCGTAAGTGTCACCATCTCGTGGTTTGGCTTCTTCGGGGTCGCCAAAACTCAATACATACCTCTTGAGAGCATCGATGTTTAGGCTATTAGGAATTTTCCCCGCCTTACGTTCAAGCTCAGACATGCCAACATTCTTGCTTGGTAGAACATTCAGGATTCCGAGTTGAGAAAGGTACATGCCCATTCCTGCAATGCCGGTTCCTGCCAATGCGCGAGTGAACGTGTTGATTAATTGTTTTTTAGTGATGTCTTTACCCGCTATTGCCTTACCCACCTGAGTCATAAACTTCACATATCCAAGTGGGCTGTAATCTATGGCTCTCATTAGGATGTTGGCCGGGGTTTTCGGGTAGTTAAGAACGATATTACCAAGCCCGAAATCCTTGCCAGCATTCAAAACTTTGTCGCGCAGATTAACGGCGGCATCCGACAAAAAGTTTTTATCTTGAAACGTCATATACCTACCGTACTCATCGGCTTGTGCGCTCATGGTTTCGTCTGCCGTATGGAAATACTCTTCTGCCTTCCTCGCAAGATCCTTCCCTCTGTAACCCTCTGCGTACGCTTTAGCGTGAGCCACTTGGTTAAGCTCAGTACTTATTGCACGGTTAGACGCGGCGTAATCTCCTGCCTTCAGGAAAGCCCCTACGTTGCGTTCCAGGAACGATCCTAGTTTATCCGTAATCTTTGTAGACGTAGGGTTAAAAGCCAAGTTACCAAGGTCATACTGTGACTGCAAACCTCCGGGATTTAGTCCCTTTCTGCCTTCGACGTACCCTGTTTTCCAATCCTTGAAATACTGTCTCCAAGAGCTAGGATTTCCCTTCCAGAATATCTCCCGATCCTTTCCGGTTAGCTTGGATGCGACCAAATCTATTGGCGTATCAAGGAACTTTCGTTTCATCTGCTCTAACGCATAGAATGCATTGTTTGAAATCTCATTACGAATGATTGTGCGCGCATTTCCTAGTTGAACCGAACGAAGCACAGATGCTGCTTTCTTCCCTCTGCTTCCTTCCCGTAATGTGTTGAAGGCTACTTGAAGTTCAGACATGGCATCGTTTCTAGCAACTCCTTCTAACTGACTAAGTTCAATCGCCATTTTACGAAGTAAATCCGCATCTGCTTCGGTGAATCCTTGCCCCGATATAGCGCGGTTTGTTATCTTTTCAAACTCGCTTTGAGGTATTTTATTAACCCTGCGGTATCGGTTGAACGCGTTTAAATACGTTTTATCCAGATAATCATTAATGCCTTCACCGAATTCGGTACGCATCTTTCCTGCAAAGTCTGCAAACTTAACAGCGCCGTTCATCATATGGTCGAAACCAATGATAGCGAGATCCTTGTAATAACCTAACGGAGTCGCGTTCAACTGGTTCCTCGATGCTTTAAGTCTCTTCCTGGCTGCATCAGCCGCCGAAGCAGATGCTTTTTTAACCTTATCTACTACACGAGTTTTAGGATCGCCCGGTATTGTAGGTTCTCTTGCAATGAGTTTATTAGCTTCGTTAGCAAATGACTTTATTTTTGCAACCTCTTCTTCTGTCAGAGTCGCGCCTGTTCGGGACTTTTCGATGATCGTAATTGCTTCTTTAGCTAAGTTTTGCTTTCCTGTTGCATCTCTCATTGCTGTTGCCGCTGTAGAAAGTTGCTCCGTCAACTCAGGACTTAATGCCTTCTGAGCTTGAACATCCTTAACGCCTTCATTTAGCACTCTTGTAGCAACCTTTAGGATTCCTTGGGGTGTTAGACGATTGTAAATGGCGTTAATCTGAATGGATTGACCACCTAAAGTACCAGCTTTAGACAACTGCTGCACAAGCTCAGCGACACTATCATAATCCTTAATGGCACTGTACTCATCAATCAGTCTGAATCCCAATGCGATATCTTCAGGCGAGAAGTAATCTTTCCCAGGATCCTTATTCATTAGGTATCCTTTGTTGCTCCCCATTCCACCTTCTTCGAGTCTAACGTTAGCCTGTCTGACCGTTTCGGCATTGGTTATAGGATCGTAGGAAGTATCGCCTTGCCTAATGGTGTCCATTGCCTCATCGCTGAGCTTTCCGGACGATTCAATGTTCCCTACAAGTCCGCGCTCTCTCGATACCGAAGGTTCTTCTCCTCGAATATCACTTAACCTAACTGGCTGATTAGCGGAAATTGGATTGTCTGCAGATAGTGTGACGTTTTTCGCTTTAATTGCAGGAGAAACATTACCGCCCTGAGAAGCTCTACGCGCAATAATAGGTTGATTGGGAGGCAGATTTTCGGCGGCATTGAGGAATGGTCTTGCAACAGTCTCCCTCGCTGCTCTTAATCCTGATCCAATCGCCGGGATTGCTGCACCTATTGCACCACCTAGTCCCGCACCTAAAGCCACGTTCAAAGGATCGAACTGCCCTTCCCGAAATGCAACGTCCCCAACCTCTTGCGCGGCTGAATCCAACGCGCCTGATGCACTCCCCCTCACAAGTCCCTGAGAGACCTTTGGAAGTCTCTTTAATGCTTCGCCACCTAGTTTAACAACTGCTCTATCAGCGATCACACCAGGAGCCACATAGCCCGCAATCTGCCCTGCTTTATAAGAAGTGCTATCCAATCTATCCTGTAATATCGGCTTTAGGTTTTCTTCTCCGCCCAGAATGGCTTTGAGTGACTCCCTGCCAATCCCCTGCGTTAATCCGAGTGTACCGGTATCAAGTGCGCCGGCCTTGAAATTGGATACTGACCTGTCGGCACCTTGTAGCTTATCCAAAGTTTTACCTATGAAAGTATCTCCTACGTTATTTTCGTACCATTTTTCGTAAGGAGATAGGCTTTCGTCAAACGATTTCTGTTCTTTTTTATTTTTTTCACTTTCTACTTCCTTCACCTTAACTGCATCGGTATTTATTTTCTTTATCCTGCTGTCCATTCCTACCGACTCTTTAGCTACCATTTCATACGGGCTTATTTCCTTGTCGGGTTGGTTGAAACTTGTACTTTTTACCGGGAGCATCGATGGTTCGGAACTTTTGGTTTCACGTAAGTCCGATAACCGAACGACACCGCTTTTCTTTTCTTTTTTTTCTTCACTCGTTCCGTTTCGAATATCGCTTAACCGTACGACCATGTTCCCACCACCTTAAAGGTTTTCATTAATGTAATCGTTTAGTTTCTTGTAATCTGAGTCGCTCAGGAATGAAGAATTCTGAGATAACAGATTTCTTGCTTCTTCTTTTGATGCAGGACTATCAGCATTGTTTATGTCGTCCAGTAAGATATTGAACGTGTCAGTGGATGCCTTAGAATCAATATCAGTAGCTGGATTTTCCCTTTGTTCAATTAAATCCTGTTCCTGCCTATACTTGAACTCTTTCTCCCGGAAAGCTTGATCTGCAATGAATTCTTTATCTCGCTGTCCTAGACTTGCCCATTGAAGTCCGCGAGAAGCAGCGGCCTCTTTCATATCTTGAGCGAAAGACTTCTCTTTGAATGCTCTCTCCCACAGCGTTGCGGCTTTGCTCTCGTCGAACTGCGCTTGATTGAAGTTGTTTTCCCACTCTTGCTGGATCTTCTGCATTTCAAGGTTCTGACCGCCGATTGTCTTAACTCCAGCCTTGCTGAATCCACTCTGAGCCTGTTCTAATGTTTTGTTAGCTCCGTACTGATCGGGATCGATACCCATTGCCGCTAACTGGTTTCGTGCATTGGTGGCGCTTTGAGTCTCAGCCGCCCTTTGTTCTGGCGTTGAGGCTGCGGCGTAATCTTGTTTATCTTGAAGTATTTTATTGATCAGTTGGTCAGCTTGCGGATCCCGGAAGTTACCCGTTAGTTCTCCTTTGTTTAAAGCATATTGATTGGCGTTATTAAACCGATTGTCGTAAACGTTTTGTTGACCCATCAGAGCATCTAGCGTACTAAACTGATTCTGGAATTGTTGCTGTCTAGAAGCCGATTCCTGCGCCATGAGTTGAGGCAGTACTTGCGTGTTCAGATATTCATTAGCATCGTTCTGAATGCCCTGTGCGCGCTCTCCGAGGGTTGTAGAACGTCCGAATCCAGCTCCGCCTAACGATTCCTGAGAAGCGCGGACTCCCTGTTGCGCACCCTTCTGCACTTGTGCTTGGTATGCCGCCCATTGCGGAGAGTTGTAGATAGCATTAGCATCCACCGGCGTAGGGTTTTTAGCCTGATCCATAAGCGTTTTAAGTAGGTCGTTATATTGCGAGTCATAAGGATTATTCGTTTTGTATGGATCGTATGCGTTTGTGGTTGACTGTCCGGTTGCTGACGCCGCCGCCCCCGCATTAACTTGACCCCCCGCAGGTTGCTGTAACGACTTATTATAGTTGTTCCAGTCGTCCGTAAATCCTTGCTTCGTGGTGTATGACGTTCCGTTGTACGTCTTAGGTGCTTTAATAGCGTCCTTGCCGCCAACGGTGACGTATCCGGTTGCTTTGTTCATTCCGATATCTGAATCCTTTACGCCTTGACCTATGAGGTTCTGACGTATGCTTTGCGTGTATCCACTGTTAATTGGACTGTAGGGCGTTGCCATGGTAACCCTCCTTTAGACATGAAAAAAGTCGCCCGTTAGGACGACTCACTCAAAGTATTAATTTATATATCAAGGGTTTCAAGATTGTAAAACATAGCTGTATAATCTCGGTCGATCTGTCTGAGCTTCTGAAATTCGTATTTCTCATAAAACCCGTAAGAGGAGTTTAATGATTCAAGCGTTACAAAATTACATCCGGACATATTTGAAATTTGTTTAATCACATACAACGCTTCGAATAATAAATATTCTCCGAATCCACGCTTTCGGTATCGCTCGTCAACACCTAAGTAATGCATCTTTACTGCCGGCAAATGCTTATCTTTTGGCATGTGGTCTAAGTCATGTTTCCTTCTTTTCTCTTCGCTCATAAACACCATTTCGTTATACAATGTAAAATACCCAATTAAGTTTCGATTGTCATCGAAAAATAACCGGGTAATAGCACTATTTATTAAATGCAGACCAAGTGCATGTTCTTTAAGAAAAACGGCTACACTTATTTCATCGGAGCAATTAAATGCTTGTATGTTTTCTTTATGTTCATCTGAAATAAACTCACAATTAAGCATTTATTTTTTCCTTTGCTGAATGTGCTTTTTCATAAGGTCGTTCATCTTTTTACTTGGCAATTTCTTTTTAAGAACTTCGTTGTGGATGAAATTGTCCATGTCTTTTTGGCTGTCGAACTGCACTTCTGTAGGTCTTATTGGCTTAACGGTAGTCACCATTTTACCTCGACCTCCTTTTTCGATCATAAAGCTCACTCCTTAACCATCCATTCTTCCCTAACGGAGAGTGGATCAATCATGGCCTGAGACTTTTAAACATCGTAGCACATTCAATATTGCATATTCAATGGGTTTTAGGAATGTTTAGTTGATAAAAGCCTTATTTTACTTGCTATTACCACATTTGGGCTTGATCAAAACCCGGAGAAACAAGAAGACCCCCGTTATGGGAGTCTGCAATTTATTTATTATTGCGCTTCTAACTCTGCCTTACGCTTGTTCAGCGCGTCTAGTTCTTCTTGTATTGGTTTGCCTTGGGCTTCGAGATCCTTAATCTTTTGTTCTGCTCCCGGTTCTGCCTTCGAGAATATCAGGAGAGCCTCCTGCTTTATCTTTCCATATTCGCCTTCCAGTTCTTTAATTCTGTCATTCACTTTTTGCAATTCTGTTTTCGTTGGTGTTTCCATTGGAATTGGCGTTGGTGTTGGTGCAGGATCAACTATTACTTCTGGCTCTGTTGTTTCTCCGCTTGTCAAAGTGGCTTTTCCCTCCCCGAAACTAACTTTATACCCGGCTTCATTACCAAACTTTCGTACTGGAAGGTAACTAACTCCGCCTATTACCGGAGCCTGTCCGAGATTCTGCCCATCTACTTCGACATTAATAATTGCATCAACTCTTGAATCCAGTAGAGTAGCAGCTCCCGCCTGTACTGCGAACGTAAGAGCGCCGCCGACCAACATACCTATGACATACTTCCTCATAATATCTCCCCGTTCCCTAAATTTGGGGATATTATACCATATTAAGGAATGTTTACGGTAGCTATTGTTGATCCATTGGGAGCAAACAGTTTTAAATTTCTCGTTCCTGAATCAAAAGCCATGTTAGAAGCGAGACTTGAAGTTACATACGAATAGTCTGCCTTGGAACTCATAGAAGAAGCCAGTGCGGATATTGAATTGGATAGGTTATCTAGTGCGGTCTGTAGTGTCTGCGCATCTGCTGTGCTGTAAAACTGAGACCAATCAGGAACCACCACATTAAATCCAGGGTCAGGCAACAAATGAAGGTTGCAACCATTCGCAAGTATGCCCACAGCTCCTCCTAGTGCGGATAACAGAGCTATGCTAGCGCTTATTGATCCATCCGTTATAGTCATCCGAGGAGCTCCTACAACATTGGGTAGTATCTTCAAGGAATTCGTCGCGCTCTGATAAGCAGCAAACAAATTTCCCGCGACATCCATCTCCGACCTTGGGTATGTTCCCTCTGCTGTAGCGATGTATGAACCGTATATGGATATACCTCGAATGATCCCGGCTATGATGGTTCCAAGGTTAGCTGTGATCGCGGAAAGTTCTGTGACATTCATCTTGTCTGCTGTGATCGTCCCGGCTTCTATGACCTTCGCATTTAAAGTCACGACATTTAACGTGTCTAAGTTAACCAATAGATTATTGTACTTCTGAACAATCTCATTGATTTTACTTTTCAACATATCGAAATCAGCAAATGGCGGAATACCATTTGTGTCTGGAATCGGCATCTAATCACTCCTAGTACTGAATAGGTTGAATCCTGAAATACCTCTGCTGAGAGTAGAGTCTGAATGTACCCGTGCCACTGATCCTGAAACGTATCCAGAATCCCAATGGAACGGTATCTAAAGGAATAATAGCAGGATCATTTTGCGGTGTTGTAGAAGCCGCTATAGAGTCTCCTATGGTGTGCCAAGTTGTACCCTGATCTACGGAAGCTTCTAGGAGGAATGTTGAACCTGGAGGGAAGTAGCATTGGTTATAAAGCTCCCAATATTCTTTCTCTGCTTCTGACCGGTCAAAGTCCTTCGTCTCCATCATCCATGGCCCCGTAGATGGTGCGGCGTTTACTTTGTATGTCTGTCCGCTTGAATTTCCCGCATATGGGATTCCGTTTAGCTGAATTCCGTATCGATATGATTCGTTGATTGCTGACACTCGCCATATCTGATAATTCTTACGGGTGTCGTACATCAGTCGAATATTAGGTTCTGTTGATCCATCTATAACGAGGTTCAGGTAATACCGAATACCATCGGTGAATGCGGAACATTTATCTAAATACGTTTTGTTGATGCGATTGATAAAACCCCGCACAGGCTCCCCAATTCGGCTAGAAGCACCTGCCGCGCCAATGTATATGTCGTTATCACCCAACCAATACAAAGCCTCTCCAACGCCCACCAGAGTCTTGTGATTCACACATCCAACGTTGTCGGTAGATGGTACAAGGCGATACGCAGCTCGACTATCTCCAGTGTGGAAGATATTGCAGAATGAATCCTTCTTGAATACCCATATGGTTCCTCCGAAAGATATCATGGCCGTGATTGCCCCGCCGTTTGGCGTGTAGTATTGCACGACTCCTGAGTTTTCAGGACTCACCCAGTCTGTAGCGTCTTGAAACCCACAATAGTGGATGTAATCCGGCGCATCGTCTGTTGGCACATTACCAATAAACACCCGTAGGTTGTCTGCGGTCATGTACTTTCCTTTCGGAGCATCTGCCGATAAGTCCGCTATCACTGAACCATTCCAGAACTTTACCGGATCCGTGCCGTTAGTCATGATCAACGCCGCGCCAAGGACATCAAAGTTAGCCGCCGACCAATCGGTGTCGGTTAATCCTGTTGCGATGTCCGACCAAGCGCCTGACACTTCTTTCTGTAATTTCGTGCCAACGGCGCGAATCAACTGTACGTTCCCATAGTTCATGAGAAGTCGAGTTGTCGCGCCGCCTGTGGATCCGTATACTGTTGGTGATAATGAAGTAGATAATGCCGGGTAATATTCGTCTGTGTCCCATCCGTACTCGTTAACGGTCTGTGAATCGTCTATGCTGAAGCTATTGCTTCCGGTGTTGATTCCACCCGAGAACACAACTTCTACCTTGCGATCATATCCCTTAGACAACGCTTGCCATTGCGCCATTTACTCACCGCCCATAGTAAGAACCGTAATAGTTTCGTCCTCTGTTGCTCCTAGGCATCATATCAACCGCAGCAGTAAACTCCGGCTCCTTCATCTTCCTGAGAAATAACACATCCGATACCTTCTCTTGGTATTCAGCATCGTAGCTGTTACGCATCTGAATGTCTTTCCTGGATCCAGCAATACGCTTCAAGATGCCTAGTTTAAGTATCTCCTGGTACTTCGTAGGTGTGTCCGGTGAAGATGTGATGTTAGCCGTAGTGACCTCCTGCGGATCAGAGTCAGTATAGATATAAATCAATCGATCTCCCGGCACTTCCTGTTGATAGTTCAGGTAGAAGGAATTCGAAACGATGGAGTACCACGGATAACCATAAGCAGCATATTCGTTGTTGTCATTGCGTTCAAATGGCAACTCTACAAAGTTGGTATCATCGTTTATTTGAATGTTAACGACTTTAATCTTTGTCATATCAAACTGATCAGGGAAAGGATAGAAGTTCTCTCCCTGAACTGTAGTAAAGGCGTATGGTGGCGAATCTATTTCTAATATGTCAAAGACCTCTCTTTGCTCCTCATTGAACCACATTAGCTTTTGCGCAGTTGTGAAGGTATTTCTATATCTTAAATCAACGTCCGTTAAAATTTCTTGTGACGTAGGCATTTTCTACCCTCCTTCACACATCTACTGCAATTGAAAAATCAGGTAATGTTTTAAGATGCTCATATCCTTGCTTAATGAAGTTGTCTGCTCCCTCAATAACGGAAGGTTCAAATGTGAATATTTCCTCTTGTAGCCACAAGCAGCCTTCCTCACATTTATCCTGCGAGAAGTACCACCTAACTCGGAGGGATATCAATTCCTTTCCACCGCTCTGCTCATCAATTCGCACATATGATTCAGGAATGTCTATCCCGTAGTTCGTTGAAACTGCCATTATAAGTGCCAATCCATAACCTCCTTTTATACCGTAGTCCCGGCAGCGTCCTTCCAAACAGTTCCATTCCACCAGATTGGTTTTCCTAGACTTGTATCATAGTAAAAGTCCGCTGCAATGACCGTAGTCGGTCTTTGAGCGGTGGTTCCGAAACGATATCTAATTCTTGGCACTACCGTTGAAAGCGCGCCTAGATTGTTAAGCACCAAGGTATCCACAAAGTTATTGAACGCATTTACAACTCCATTTACTTCAATCCTGAAATACGATACTGGTCGACCCGTTCCTAAGTCTCCTCCACCGATTCTATCCTTGTAGAATGAGTTATTGTTGATGTTTGCCACCGCATTATCCCGCACTCGAATAATGGCTTGTCCGGCGTTGTTCCAACCTATTCCACTAAATGTATTGTTATCAATTTCAGCCTTTGATCCGTCAGCTACGTTTATGCCCTGGATAGACATATCGATTACGTAGTTGTTCTTGAATTCGAAGTATGTTCCTGAACCGGAAGAGGAAAGTGCAGCTAGTGCGCCAGATATCCGGTTATTATTTATTAAGATGTTCTTCCCTGCAATGTCCATACCGTTTGTCGTTAAAGGGTTTGTCTCATATCCGAAAGTATTGTTAAGTATTTGAATGTCCTGACAGTCGATAGAGGAATCTGCTTCTGTGACCACAAAGTTAACGTTCAACCTTGTTTCGTAAATAACAGAATTACCGTCACACAGAATATCTTTGCATCCTGCCAAGATGATCGCGCCTTCTCTTATCCTGTTACCGGATAGGGTGCAATCGTTTGTAAGGGTCAGCTTTATACCGCGACCTACACCATCGCTGAATATGTTGTTACTGATCGTTAGTTTTGAAGTATTTTTAGCGCCTATCTGGCCTTCTAACGACTTGTTATCTTTGAAAGTGTTTCCTTCAACGACGATTCTTTGCGTAGTTTGATTCAGAATTAATAGTCCGAATTGGTCGTTGTTTTCGAAGTGATTTCCAATAATCTTCAAGTCTTCTGTGATCTTCTCTGCGGTGAATGGCTCGATATCAATTCCACATGCGGGAGCTGTGCCGTTTGTGTTGTTGAACCTTGAATTAGTTATTGATCCCACTAACACGGATTCAATTGAAGCTCCTTGCCTGCGGTTGTTATCACAGGTCACATTATTCATTGTGATGTTTTTATTTTGCTTTTCTCTTATTGGGATTGAAGGATCGTTTCTTACGTCTTTATCTACTTGCCATACAATTCCATCTCCCCAACAATCCTTACAGGTAACACTTTCGATGGTGATGTTCTCACAGGAAAATACGCCTATTGCGTAACCGAATTCCCCGCCAACACCAAGATGTTCATATCGTTCACCTTGGATAATACCACCGGTTATACTGGAATTAGTTGCTCTGGAAAAGTAAACGATATTATAGTTCGAATACGATGTTGGTATTTGCCTTAGAATAGCCGATTCATCCAATACGAGGTGGATATTGCTCGGAACTTTAATCCCACCACCCTGACCCTCGTATGTAACTCCCCCCGTTGCGCCCTGAATCATATAAATTCCAGCTGGAATTCTTACTTCACCGCCACCCGCAGAACTTGCGGCGTCTACTGCTTTTTGAATAGCTGAAGTATCATTAGTTTTCCCGTTACCCTTGGCTCCATAATCTCTAACGTTATAAACCAGACCGCCCCATGTTTTAACGTTTGTAAGATAATTACCGATGTCACTACTGATCATAGAGCTTACTCTCGACATTGGAGAGGACATTTCATCACCCCTTAATAGAACGCTGTAATACCCGTTGCTGTCGTTCCTGAAGCGTTGATTCTCTTAACCGCATATGGATGGTCAAAGTCTGCTACAACGTTCGCTAACGTCACCACGGAATTGTCAGCCATAACCATGCTCAAAGCACCCGAAACATCTACCCTGATTGCTCTGGAATACTGAATATTTGCAGGGAATGAGATATTGTCCGTATCGCTTGGCGTAACTTCTACCCCACCTTGATGGCTATAGTCGATATGCTTAGTCATTTATTTACGACCTTCTTTCTTCCGCGCCTTTGTACAGGCTGAATTTGAGTTATCTTTGTTTCTTTGGGTTGCTCAACCGCTTGCGCATTGCGTTCGAGCATTTGTCTGATCATTCGCATCTCGTTAAGTAGATCGTTGTCGTAGCGTTCTCTAGGGCTAATCCCTGGGAAGTGATCCATAATAAACCTCCTTAAAGAAAAAGAGGAGCCGAAGCCCCTCACTTTTCATCCATCAATCCATTTTTGATCAATGTTGTTCGCATTAAGTTGTAGTTTGAGACTGTCAGCTTTTGGCCTTCCGTCATTTGATCATTGGATTTCATCTGTCCGATATAGGGGATCTTGTCTTTTGGAGAGGGCGCACTCCCCGGTGCACTAGCGCCCCCTACATTCCATGAACTATTCATACTCCCACCTAACCTTTCAGGACTTTGATTTTCCAAGTACCCGATGCAAGGTCAATCGTGCCGGCAGTAGGGTTGAATAATGAGATCTTAATCGTATTCGCTGCCGATACGAACCCTTGGGCAATGATACCCTGTAAGTCGTATGGAGCCGTTACGATAACGATGTCACCGAGCGCCGCACCTGCTACCGTGATGCCGCTTGATAACGCTCCTGTCACAGTGGCGAGTGATGCGGGATCAAATGTTGTTGTTCCGTTTAGAACTGACGTGAATAGGTCATTATCCCCTAACGCCAATCCTGTAAAGCTTGTTGTTCCTGCGCTTGGCATTCAAACCCCTCCTTATAGACCAGTAGAGCCCACAACGCCCCTCCAGTTACGAACAACCGTGTTATCACGCAAGTAACCATCCCAAGATTGGGAACCG